GCAGGCCCGACCTGTTCACCGACGCCGACCTGGAGCACTGGACATTCACGGCCAACCAGCAGGCGAGGCTTCGCCAGGCACACCAGGAAGCGACCGGCGCCCGGGCTCTTTCCGGCCCTGAAACGTCGGATAATACCGAGCAGGCGCAACAGTCAGACGCCGGTGTTGCGCAAGATGCAACAGAACAAGGAGGAGTCGATGGCACGGTTGATTTACAGGGACAACCTGACGGAGGATCTGTTGGAGATGGAACACTTCCCGCTGGACAAGCTGACACCGGAGGCGGTGGAGCAAGAATTGAACAAACTGCAGCAGCACAACCGGAACAGGAGTTGGAACAAAAGAGGCTGGAAGAGGCCGAGTGGAATCGCAAGCATAATGAAGAAACACGCGTAAAACCCAAAATACGAGAGAGAATAGCCAACGGTAAAGATGCCATTATTTCCATGGACCAAGATGGGAATGTTGTCGCGTCGTATGGGGGTTTTGACACGCTACGTCTAACTGTAACCGAGGAAGAGAAGAAGGCTGTAAAAAAATACACCGCCTTTCTTGAACTTGCAGATACACCTGAAGAAAGGGCAGAGTTAAAAAAAGATATTCGAGCAAAACTAAGGGGTGCAGTTCTTCGCACATTAGATGAAACGGCCTCGCCGGAAGTCTCCGGTCCTCTGCCGGCAGATGAGGTTCAGGGAGCTGACGGTGATCAAACCAAAGCAGGCCAAGTAAAGGCCGGTGAAGAAGTTAGTGGATCACCATTCGCCCCAGATGATACACAAACCGATTTGCCGTCAACCGGTTGGACACAAAAACCCGGGACTAGCCATTGGACAAAAAACGATCTTGGAACATACGCAGGATACCGCGACGAGAAAGGTGAATACCAATTCTCACCATACGATCTTGACAGGATAAACAACGCTTACCTTGGTGATAAACCCGAGGCAACCAAGAACATTGTTGAACAGCTCAATGATGAAATCAAGCGGTCACAGAAGAAACTGGATAGTGGGGAGAAGAGGGGCGGGAGCCCACTTTCTGCAATAGAACGCAGTTGGGCCGAGAACAGGATCGAGGTCAACAAGAAGATCATCGAGCGTGCTGACAGGCTCATTGCAGAACGACAAGCCAGCTCACCAGCCACCGGTGAGACACAAGAAGCGAATGATGATTACACCACGGAGCAGTTGAAAAGCCTGCTTGCTGACCTGAAAGCGAAGCGGGACAGCCAAGGGACGGTCACTGATGATAGGCTTGAAAAGCATATTAGAGACGTTGAAAAACTGATTGCCGGAGAAGGTGGTGAAGGTGGAGTACACCCCGCAACCGGAAAAGCAGGCCACGGGGCATCTTTCCCCGTTCCAGGAAGAGATGGTTTGGTTTTCAATGTGTCTCATTCTGTCGGTGATTACAACAAGAGTAAAGGGAAGTACCGAGTAGCAATAACGAAACCTGGAAGCCCTGACGTTTTCCCTGTTTACGGGTACGGTGACACCGAGGAGGCTGCATACGACAGGGCAGTTGAACAGCTCAAGGATGAACCAGGAAAAACAGAAACCGAGCGCGACAAGCAGTTCCAGGAAAACACCCCAGAAAATCTGGAACAGGTCGACACTTTTTCCGACGAAGAAGACGGCACTGGAGCAACGGTATTCAAAGACAAGGTTACAGGGAAATATCGCGTGGTCCTGCGAGACACTGACGCGGAGCAAACCGTTGGGGTCAAAGAGTTTGAAGCAGACCAGGAGGCTGAAGCAATAGCCTACGCCAAGAGCTTGACGGGTGCAAAAAAGAAGAACCAACCTAGCCTTGACCAAACCGCAATCGAGAACTCTGTCATCAGAAGGATAAGAGCGGAAATAGACAGGCTCGCTCCAGAGCCAGGTCGACAGAGAGATCTGGTAAGCGAGGTCGAAAGCACCGACGAGGCCATCGACAAGCATCTTGCCACCATAGAAAACACCAGGGGTGTCGTGGTGGACAAGGGTAACATCAGGGAGGCTATTATAGGGACCAGGGAGATAATGCCCATTGTCCCTATGCCAAACAATGCCATCCTTTCGACGTACATCGTTCCCAAGAGTGAATTTCAAGAGCACCTCAGAAACAAGCACAAGGCGGTCATTATCACTGAAAGCGGACCTTTCCTTTCGGTCTCCGGGTTTGGTATGACCGAGACCGAGGCGTACAACAATGCGGTCGCTCAGTTCAACAAGAAGATTGCAGAGAGAGAGCAAGCAAAAGCTGACAAGGAACGGTTCGAGAAAGAGCGCGAAAAAGAGATTGATAAGATCGAGCCTGAAACCCCAACAGCAAAGGTTAATTGGAAATCGTGGCCAGACGCCACGGTGTTTTTCTCTGAATACTTCTACAACCTCTACCAGGCCGGCGGGTGGAACTTCAACAATATCGAGTCTGCCAGGAAACGGATCGCAGATAGGTTCGGAGACAGGATCGACACTCAATCGGGTGAGTTTAGAAAGGCGATAGACGAAGGGATCGAGAGCGCAGTTGTCAAGATCGGGAGGGATATCGTCCGTCAAGGTCGAAGCTCCGGGCAGTCATTCTCGCAGATATTCAACCAGCTCGTTGCTCTTTACGAGATGCAACCTCGCCTTGCCACCAGAACATCTGACTCTATAAGGAACCAGGCATACTCAACACCGGCTCCTATCGCATACCTTGCCAATGTTCTTGCCGGTATCGACGGATCAAGGAGCCAGCTCGTTTATGAGCCAACCGCTGGGACCGGCATGCTGCTTATCGGGGCAAACCTCGACACGGTCATGGCCAACGAGCTTGATGAAACAAGGGTAGCTCTTCTTAAAAGCCTTGGCATTTCAGGGGTGAGACAAGGGAACGCGCTCGACGTAAAGAACACCGACCCTGTGGATATCGTCGTTACAAACCCACCATTCGGAACAGTAAGGGACGACTCAGGGAAAGAGCAACTGTTCAATATCGACGGGTTCAAGACAACCGCAATAGACCGGGCGATATCCCTACAGGCTCTGTCTATCATGCGTGACGACGGAAGTGCCGTTCTTATCATCGGCGGGCTGAATAAACTTGTAAGAAGTTCGGAAGATCGGGCAAATGAGTATAAAAAAGGTGGCAGAAGGAAATTTTTCACTTATATTTATGATAACTACAAGGTCACTGATCACTTTACGGTCGCGGGGGAACTGTATGCGAAGCAGGGCGCAGGATGGCCGATAGACATAATCGTTATCCATGGTCGCGGTCAGTCCGAGAAGGCGCACCCATCGTTCGCGGCTCCTCCAATCTATTCATCTTTTGACGAAATAGGAGGACAGTTAAATGGAATCGAAACAGGAACGGCAACCGTTTTTGGTGTGGATGCAACCAGGAGCGAGCAGGACGCGGCAAATCCTAACCGTGGTCCGCGTGCCACCCCAGGAGGGCTCCGGTTTTCCAACCCCGATGCTCAACCTGGAAGCACAGATACCGGGAACGATAACCTTGCTCCTGAACCGGGAACAACAGGAAGGGAACCTGGAAGCCAAGGACGACCTGATCAACAGGCTGGCGGGGATGGGCTTGCTCCCGGACGGGGTGACGGCGGAAATGAGCAACAGGGAAATATCCCTGGCGTTGATGGACGACCTCTCGGAGCTGAAGAGCTACTTGCCGGTGCCCAGGCTGAACAAGGGGGAGGAACTCAAGGAGATCGAGGGGGCCAGAGAACTCCTGGAAGAGCTGACGATTTACGACTGGATGGAAGCCCTGGAGGAACAGGTGGACAATCCGGAGTAAAAACCGCAGCAGAAGAAATCATTGACATGTCGCTCGACGACATCCTCAATATGATCGATGAGGTCGCGGACGAGATTTCAGGTACAAAGCAACCACAGCAACAGCAACAACGGCAAGGTGACCAGCAGGAGCAACAACAGGAACCTGACGAAGCCGGGACGCAGGATGAGAATCCGCGCGACAGGCTCGCCAATTCTCCGACCAGGAAGAACAACGACCTTACAGACCGCAGGGTATGGAAAACTAGAAAACGGAAGTCTGCACCGCGAGTGTTTAGACCTGAACCAAAACAGCAACCAGAGCAGGAAGAGCAGAAGGACAAGAAACCTCCACGCGACAAGAAACCTCCACGCGACAGGAAACCTCCACGCGACAAGAAGAGTGACAAAACTCCACCACCTCCAGATAACGACATAATCAAGAACGCCCAGGATGCAATCAACGAGGCGTTCAACGGTTTAAACGAACTGTTCGGCGGGTCAAACCGCCTCGGGTCAGGATTGGCGTTCGACGAGGAAACCTATGCGAAGGCCAAACCGCACTTCATTCTTGCTTGGGAAAACACCAAGAAGCTAGGGCGCTCTCTTCGTGATTTCATCATGGAAGTGATGAGCAGGTGGGGGACAAAGGTAAAACCTTATATCGCAAGGTTTGCAGCAGAGGTCCAGGCCCAAGAGAAGAAAGACGCCGAGAAGAAGGAGGTTGTCGCATCTCAAGGCCAAACCCACTACCACCCCGTAAGCCAAGCAGAGCCTATCGGAACACTCGTTCCTATCAACATGGCGCAGGCGATAGCGAAATCCCTGTATGCTCTCGCCGAGAAGCACGGAAGCGTCGATAATTTTGTGCTTCAACGGCTGAAGTACAAAGACAGCGATGAGCTGTTCGCAGCTTTTTCGGCAGAACAGATCGACGCCATTGCCCTGGCCATCGACAACATGGACAACGGGAGTGGCTTTATCATTGGTGACCAGACCGGGATTGGCAAGGGTCGATTCGTGGCTGCAATGATACGGTACGCCTATTTGAACGGAAAAATTCCTGTGTTCTGCACGGAGAAGCAGGGACTCTATGCCGATATGTACCGAGACCTCGTTGATATCGGAAGCGGTGATGTTGTCGGGGAAATAATTCAGACAAATTCAAAATCTGTCATCCTGTACAAGGATGAAGAAAACAGCAAAAACACCATAACCCTCAAATCCCCAACAAGCTGGAATGCAACTCTAGGTTCAGTTGAAGGGATGCCGAAGACAACCACCGGAAAAACTGCAAAAATCGTATTTACAACATACGACCAGTTGAACGACCAGTTTTACCCGAAGGGGACCGACACCATGTCCCCAAGGAGACGATTCATCCAACAGCTTGTCGATGGTGGGCAAGCAATGCTGATAATGGACGAGTCTCACAATGCCGGCGGTTCGGAAAACATGAACAACCTGGCGCCCGACAGAAGGACCGGAATCGTGCCTCACCCGAGGGCGTTGTTCTTCAGGCAGATAATTCAACGGGCAAACGGTGTTGTTTATTCCTCTGCAACATACGCAAAAAACCCCGAGGTCATGAGCCTGTACTCAGCGACCGATCTTAGAGTTGGTGTCGGTGGAGATATCTCTCAGCTCGCCGGCGCGATTTCTCAGGGCGGCATCCCTTTCCAACAGATAACCGCATCGATGCTTGCAGAGGCCGGGCAGTATATCCGGAGGGAGCGATCGTTCGAGGGCGTGGAGTACACGCCCATGCTCGTAGAGGTGAACCTGGAAGCGGCTGACAAAATATCAGAATCGATGGCGGCTATCCGGCAGTTCGAGGATGAATTTGTCGTCCCTGCGCTCCAGGGCGCCGGCGGTGTGGGCTCGAGCGCGGTTGGCGTCATAGGCCAGCAGTCTCAAAATTTCACGTCGCTGATGCACAATATCATTGGCCAGATGCTCCTCTCGTTAAAGGTGAAACCTTCAGTTGATAGGGCTATCCGGATACTGCAGGATAGCAGAGACTCGAAGGATGGAGACAGACATGAGCAGGTTGTCCTGACCGTTTCAAACACCATGGGATCTTTCATCGAGCAGTATGCAAAGGCTGAAATGCTCAATGAAGGCGACGTTATTGATGCAAGATTCAACGACCTGGTGGTGAGATACCTTTACAAGACCCGACTGTATTCAGATGGAACAAGGGACGCCAACGGGGATCTTATCCAGTATTGGCTTTCAGATTCCGACCTCGGACCTGCTGGTGTTGCGGCTTACAAGCGGGTGTCGAAAATGATCCAGGCAATGGACCTCTCTGAGGTTCCCCTTTCCCCTGTTGATTACATGATCAACGAGCTGGAGAAGGCTGGATTCCCTCCCCTTGAAATAACGGGAAGATCGTACCGGATCGACTATTCCGGGAAGGTTCCAAAACTAGCCTTCAGGCCAGAAAAACTTCGCAGCGTGAACGGAAGAACCGAGACGATAAAAAAATTCAACCAAGGGAAAAACCGGGCCATTATCTTGAACCGGTCAGGATCGACCGGAATATCCCTTCACGCGAGCGAGAGAAACCCGATCCAGGGCCAGGGCAAACGGACAATGATAATCGTCCAGGCCGAGCCCGACATCAACGTCCACATGCAGATGCTTGGCCGCGTCCACAGGACCGGCCAGGTGATAGCGCCTGCATATCTCCAGGCCGTTGCCAATATCCCAGCCGAAAGGAAGGGGGCGGCGGTTCTTGTCGGAAAAATGGCAGGCCTGAACGCAAACACCACAGCCGACAAGGAATCGCTGTTCAGTGATAAATCAACTGTCGATTTTATGAACAAGTATGGCGACCGGGTGGCCGCCAGGGCCATGATAGAAAACCCGGCTCTGAACGCTGCCCTTGGTTTTCCATACGACCCGCAGACCGGAAACCTTGACGGGGTTATAAAGAAACTGACCGGCAGGATACCACTGTTGAAACGCGACCAGCAGGAGCAGATATACGAAATACTGACAGAGAATTACAACGAGTACATTGCCGAGCTTGATTCGATAGGAAGAAACGACCTTGAGGCAAAGACCCTGAACCTTGAGGCCAGAACGCTTGAGGAGCAAATTGTAATCCCAAAATCTGGAGACAGTGTTTTCCAGGGAGAAGTAAAGGCTGAATACATCGATATGAAAAGAATCGGCCATCCTTTTTCCAGCGAACAGGTAAGGGAGATGGTCAAAGAGAACGAGGGCCACGGCCTTGATGAGGCAGAGGCCGCACGGGGAGATTTCGAGGCATACGCAGCCGATGTGCTTTCAAAAATACAAAAGCAGATCGACGAGGCCACCAGTGACCAATCAAGAGCGGCTGCCCAGGCAAGGCTTGAAGACAAACGGGACGAGTTGAGGTCAAACCTCAGAGCCTTCAACAACTTCATCCGATATTTCACGGTTGGGAACACTGTCGAAGTTGACATGAATATCGGGGTTCCTTCGTTGAGCCAGATCCCAGGTGTAGTTATCGACCTGTTGAAGAGGGGAAACCCTGTGAACCCGCTGGCACTCTCTTCGTGGAGAGCAAAGGTGGCTGTTGCCGACAGTATCCGCGTGCTTTCTAGGCCGTTTTCTCAATATCACATCCCACCACTTGGTGCCAACACCAGCGGGGCCGTATCTGTCACAATAACGCACAACGATTTTGACACCATCGTTAACCTGTTCGACACGTTACGATCAGTGAGCCGCGAAAACAGATGGATGATAACCGGCAACCTGTTCACTGGTTACAGCACATTCCAGGCGTCAAATGGTCAAATTGTGAATTTTACAAGGGCCGATGGTGTTATCCACCAGGGCGTCCTCATGCCTGACAATTTCGATCCTGGCGTAGCTATCAATGAATCCCCGGTAACCATCCCGACCGCTGAAATTGCGATAAGGTACATGCAGGAGGTTGGAAACTCAGCAGTCTACCTGCGGCAACCTGGAGAGCTTCGCATCTATCACACCGCGAGCAACGACACCTATCGCATTGTCACCCAGGCTGCAGCCAGCCGGGCCGGCAGGTTTTTCAGGGACGACAGGGAGCTTCTTGCTATTACCGGAAGTTTCACGTCAAGGTCCGGGTTGATGGGCACGAATGCCCTGTCGCTTGATGATATCAGGGCCGTTTTCAACCTGTTCGACCGTAGAGGGATGACATGGTACGTTGACGATTCCCACGCCATAGCCAGGAGACTAAGAGACGAGGCTAACCAGGCGCCAACACAAGGGTCAAGGCGTTCCGAATCACCCACAGCGGTAAAGGCCAGCGAACGCGCCGACATCGAGGGCGAGCTTCGTTCCTCTCTCGGTGGTGTCCGGTCCAGGCGCCTGCTCAACTCCGGAAAGGTGGTAATCGTTGACAGCCAAAAGGAGATGCAGGGGATCATTGACGGGGCCGAAAACCCTGCCGTCAAACACTCCCAAGGCGGCGCTATTCAGGGCGCCTATGTGAACGGGGTTTCCTACCTTGTCCGCGACGGTATCGCCAAAGGACAGGCGTTCCCGGTTCTCCTGCACGAGCTGGGCGAGCATGCCAACCAGCTCGGTTTCTCGAAAGATGCCGACTATCAATCCATCCTCAAGAGCCTGGAGCGACGGAAGGATGCGAAGGGCGCTACCGGTGACGCCATCCGGGCAGCCATGGCCAAGGTGCCGGCCAGCACCAAACCGGAGCACTACTGGAGCGAGGTTGCCGCCTACCTGATCGAACAGAACGCCAACACCGAGCTGTCCATCGTTGACCGGATCAAGGCATTCTTCAAGAAGTGGTTGATCAAGGCCGGCCTATCCTCACCCGATACGTTGAGCCAAAAAGACCTAGTTATATTCGCCAGGGCAGCCGTGAACGCCGCTACCGGTGGCAACGCTATCCAGAGTGCCATGCTGTCAGTGCGCGAGGCCGTGAACTTCAAGCCAGTTGACGTGAACAGCTCCGAGTTCAAGAGGTGGTTCGGCGACAGCAAGGTGGTGGACAAGGATGGCAAGCCATTGCGGGTATTCCACGGGACAGCCGCATTCTTTGATGTATTCGAGCCGCGCAAACAACGCCCAGACGTCGGCTTCCATTTCGGCACTGAAACCCAGGCTAATTATTTTGCCAGGAAGAACGGTGGAAGTGTCATGCCTGCATACTTATCAATAAAAAATCCGATAAGGCTCGACGATGTTTTTGGTCGTGGAGGCAATGCAGTCCATAGGGTTGCAGAAGAACTCCGCAAGAAAGGAATCATAGAACCCGTATTAGCGAGGAGAATAGCTGCGACAAGACCACTCAGAAACGCTGTTGCCATCATCACCGACGCTCTAAGAAAAGCGGGGTACGACGGGGTTGTCTATAGAAACAGGTACGAGGGGCAGCGCCCATTAAAGGACGGAGAGGTTCCGGATATAACGGTCACGTTTAACGAGGCCTATGGCAAAGGCGCAGGTGATAGCAAGAAATACATCGCCTGGTTCCAGGGGTACTCGTGGGGGTACGGGGCAACACCTGACGCAGCAAAAACCGATGCGATAAACTACCTGAAAAAATATCCTCTTGTTGAGGACGATGCCTACATAGCGCTCTCACCGACCCAGATCAAGAGCGCCGTCTCCAACACCGGAGAGTTCTCCAGCACCGACCCGCGCATTCAGTTCTCCAGGATGGTGCAGGCTATCAGCTCTGCAGCAACATCTTTGCCACAGATTGCAGCTACCTTCAAAAAGGGGTGGCTCAAGCAAGGAACTGTCAATGTCGATATCGGAGGGGGTAAATTCGACATCGGGACTGACTACCTGAAAAGCATTGGGGTCGAGAACCTCTTATTTGACCCGTTCAATCGTGACAAGCGCCACAACGACGAGATTGTCAGGCAGCTTTCTGCGGCGCGAACAGACACGGCCACTGCCAACAACGTGCTGAACGTGATACAGGAGAAAGATATACGCGCCCTCGTCATCAGGCAGGCTGCAAAGGCGATCAAGCAGGACGGCACGGCTTACTTCCAGATCCACGAGGGCGACGGCGACGGCAATAGCCGTGTCACCAAGGTCAAGAACGGCGAGGCTGTCTCGTGGCAAAATCACCAGAAAGCTGAATGGTATATGGACGAGGTCTCTCAGTATTTTGGCAATGTGACCAGACGAGGGAACGTCATCGTCGCCACGCAGCCGAAGAAAGACGGGACCATGGCGCAGTGGACAGACGAGACAGGAGAGCCCATGTTCAGTCGCGCCATTCCCCAAACCGCAACCGCAGCTTTCAAGCGTTGGTTCGGAAAATCCAAGATCACCAAGAATGGCGTTCCTCTTGTCCTGTTCCACGGGACAAAAGACCCTCACTTCTTACAGTCCAACGAAACACCGTGGATATTCGACCAGACAAAAGAGCATCGTGGCGACAGCTCTGCACTCGCTGGGCTGGGCATCTTCCTCGGTAGCGAGACCATTGCCACCGCGCACTCAGGAGGAACAGAGGGCACGGTCCACCCATTCTATGTCAGGCTCGAAAACCCGCTTGTCATTGAATCGTCAGCGCTTGAGAAGAAGGTGGCGAACGCTGCCGGCGCCAAAGCGTTCAGGAAGCGGATGGAAGAGTTGAATGGACACGACGGTATTATCATTGTTGACCGTGGCCATGTCGTTGTCTTTGATCCCAACCAGGTGAAGAGCGCACTCGACAACACCGGTGAGTTCTCCAGGTCAAACCCTGATGTTCGGTATTCTCGCAGTCCCTTGGCCGATGTTGTTGGCCCGGAACGTGCCGCAGCTATCGAAGCGATCACCGAAGGCGGCTATTCCGCTGCAGCCGAACAGGAATACTTCAAGGCCATGGCCAAAGAGGGCGATGACACCGTTGACGTTGACGACGTTGCCCTCCGCACCAAGGCGGCCGACTGGTTCAAGTCGCTTATCCCTGCAGTCCAGAGGAAGACCCTCGGGGCGCTCACCTTGCGCCAGTTGCGTGACGTGTTCGCCGGAGACCTGCCGCAGATGGAGATGTTCTACCAGGCCACCAGGGCACAAGACGCCGACTCCAAGCGCATCATGACCAAGGCTGACGAGGTGTACAACCAGTGGGCAGGGCTCTCGAAAAAAGCTGCAAAGGATATGTCGGAGTTGATGATCAAGGCCACCATTGGCGAGGTCAACCCCGATCTGGATCAGTTCGAGCCAAGGGCCAATTCAAAGGCGTTGCGCAAACGCATCGATGACAACCTGGCCAGGATAGCCGAGATCAATGAGGAAATGAAAGGCGCAGGTAATATCGAGAAGCTCACCGCCGAAAAAGCCAGACTGGAACAGTCCATCACCAGGGCGACCGAGCGGATCGAGAAAGAGGTGAAGCGTTTCCGCGACTACAACGAACTGGCTCCGAAATACCGGGCTCTCAGCAAAGAGGCCAAAGATGTGTACCAGTCCGTCAAGAAGCTCTACGTCGACAACCGAAGGTATCTTCGAGATCCTGGACAAAACCAACGGGCTTCCAGGGAAGCAACTCGAAGAGCTGAAGGACCAGATCAACCAGCACTTCATCAAGGCGCTGCCCGACCTTTCGCACCGCAAGCATTTTGTACACCGCGAGAAGGTTGAGGGCTACAGCCGCGACCAGATGCGGGCGTTTGCCGACAACATGCAGCACGCGGCGCACCATATCGCCAGGATCCGGCACGCCGACAAGCTGGAAACCGCCGTGCAGTCTATCCTGCAGGAATCGAAGATGATGGGCAAGGACCAGGAAGGCGACAAGATCACCGACCTGTACAACGAGCTAAACGCACGCTTGAAGATCCTCAACAACCCTGACATTTCCCCGATTTCCCAGGCGCTCACTGCTGGAGGTTTCGTCTGGAACATCGGACCGAGTATCGCCAGCGCCCTGGTCAACATAAGCCAGACCCCTCTAGTGGCCTTCCCTATCCTGGCCACACGGTTCAAGCAGACCGGAGCGATCAGCGCCATGAACGTGCTGAAGACGGCCAGCGCCGACTACTTCACCTCGAAGGCGACCTTGGCGCACGGGCCAGACCTGGTGAACAACAAAAAGCTGCCCCAGGCCGAACGCGACATGATCCAGGCCTTGATCGACGACGGGACCATCGACGTGACCGCAGCTCACTCGCTGGCCCAGGCGGCCGGCAACGACTTCTTCAACATGGCACGAACCAAGCACGGACATGCGGCCATGCGAGCCATGCGCCTGGTGTCGTATCCGTTCCATATCGCCGAGCTGGCCAACCGGAAAGTCACCGCACTGGCCGCGTACCGGCTGGCGATCAAAAACGGCATGAGCCACCAGGATGCGATCAACGAGACCAGGGAGATCGTGCTCGAGTCGCACTTCGACTATACCCAGGCCAACCGCGCCAGGTGGATGGAGGGCAATGTCAAGCGGGTGCTCTTGCTGTTCAAGCAGTATTCGCAGCAAATGACGTGGTTGTTGGGCCGGTCGTTCTACCTGGCCGCCAAGGGTGAATCACCCGAGGTCAAGGCCATGGCCAAGAAAAGGCTCGCCATGATCCTTGGCGGCCATTTCCTCTTGGCAGGTATGCAGGGCATGCCGGTGCTTGGTGGCATTATGGCCGTTGTCCAGTTCCTCTTTTCAGCATTTGGAGACGATGATGATCCAAAAGACCTGGAGGTGTCGCTCCGCAATCTGCTCACTGACACCGTGGGCAAGACCGCAAGCGAGGCGATAGCGAGCGGACCGTGGCGCATGATCCCTGGCCTTGGATCCCTCGATCTGTCGAGCAGGGTTTCATTGGGTGACCTGTGGCTCAGGGCGCCTGAGCGCGAGGCCGAGGGCCGCGACAAGTGGAATCAGTACGTCAACCTGGTGCTCGGTCCGGTTGCCACCAACGCCTCGAATATCTTCATCGGTGCTGGAACCATGGCCGATGGCCAGGTGTGGCGCGGCATGGAAATGATGCTCCCTAAGTTCATCAAAGACGCCATGAAGTCCGTTAGGTACTCTCAGGAGGGCGTCAAGAACTGGCAAGAGGACACCTTGATTGACAACCTTGGCGCCATGGAGCTGTTTGGCCAGGCACTCGGGTTCACCCCTGCCAACATCTCTGAGATGTACTCTGGAGCCAATGCGATCAAGAACCATGAGCGCAGAATCAATGATAGGAGACAACTGCTGATCAACCGGTGGGTGCAGGCGACCAGGAAAGACGACGCCAAAACCGCACAGGAGGCGATGGAGAACATCACAGAGTTCAACCAGAAACAACCGCTGTTCGGTATCACCAGTGACACTTTGCGCAGGTCATACCAAGGGCGCATCAAGGCGCAGTCGCAAACGAAAGGTGGTGCATATCTCCCCGCGACCAAGGAGGAGTTGCGCAATATCGGGAGATTCGCAAACATTTAACGTGCAGCGATGCTAAAAAACGTATAAAAATAAACATCCGATTTCTGAACGGCCCGACGTCTTGAACGGCGGCTTCCTGTCAGCCCGGAACACTTTTGCAGGGATTATTCCCTCTTGTGTTCCGGGCTTTTTTTTTGACCACAAAACAAGGTTGATATGTGCCATGAAGAACCTCCGAACCGCCTCTTTAGCTCTCCTGGTTGCCATGATGCTATCGTCTTGCGCACAGATCACTTACAACATCACAGTGACTGGTGAACAGAACAGGATCACGGCCAACGGGGCTGTTGACAAGACAACCGATGACCTGATGGACATGGAGATGGCGGGTAGCGCCTATGGTGACGCCCATCTACAGGGCGGGAAAAAATAATTCTGGGTATCATCCGATGCAATCACAAAGCCTGAAAATCGTGGTGCTGTTGTTCGCAGGGGCCTACGTGATCACCTGGATGGCGATCTCGATCCGTACCAACACCATGTATATCCCTCCAGCCGAACTGAACAGCAGCCTGATCGTCTCGGTACTGCTGCAGGTACTTAATGGCGTTGTCGGCAAGGTCGCTGACAGGAGGGTGGGGACATGAGTGCTGACCCGGCGAGCGACTGGACCTTGTGGAAATGGGTGGTGGGTCTTGCCGGCTCCATGTTGAGCGGCGCAGCAGTCGGAGGCTGGATTGCCCGTGGGATGATGGAGTCGATACAGCAGCGGGTCACTCTTCTTGAGCATAAGCAATCGCAATGCCAGGCGACCCTGAAAGAGGATATCGCTGCCATTGTCAAGGGTGCCATCGACCAGCATGCGTTAAACAGCTCCACGCACCTTCAGGCTATCCGCACCGAGTTGGCGGTACTGGTGGCGTTGCATGGAGAGACCCAGAAGGACGTGGAAGCTATTTTCGAGCGCATGGATCGTCGGCGTCAGGACTTCTCAACCCCAACCCCGCACGGAGAACGGAGGGATCAATGAACTCGCGAGAAACACTCAGTCAAAAGCAGCAGCGCTTCGCCAGGATGGTGGCACGGTTGATCGATCAAGCCAACGCCCTTGGGTTCGAGGTGACTCTGGGCGATGCATACCGTGACCCCCGCCTGCATGGAGAGTTTGGCGTCAAGCAAGGGTACGGTGCGGGCAGATCATGCCACAAATTGCGGTTGGCCATTGATCTCAACCTGTTCAAAGGCGGAAAGTTTTTAACCGACTCTTCCGCCCACCTGCAGCTTGGCGAGTGGTGGGAGAGCCAGGGTGGTTCCTGGGGTGGCCGTTTCCAGGACGGCAACCACTACAGCCTCGAGCACGAGGGATCGAAGTGACCCACCAGCTCACCATCGATCAGACGCACTGTCGGGGCCTGGCTCTCTGCCATGCCTGCGAGGCGATCCGTCCTGGCCTGGCCCTGCACGTCGAACGTCATGGCCGCCTGTTGATCAGCGGACCGGCCACTGCCGAACACGGATCCACCTTGTCCAGCCTGGTGGCCTGCTGCCCTGATCGGGCTATTTTTATTCAACCTGTCGAGGAAACCCCATGAAACCGACACGAATATGGTTCTTTATCTCCGTACTGCTTCTCGGGGCAATCACCTCAATGCCAGTGAACGCCTACGAACGCATAATCAAGGCTGAGTGGGACAAATACATTCCTCCACAAGGGCTTACCACAGCCGGGTTCAAGCTCTATAAGGAAGGCACTCTCGCCTGCACATTTCCAGGCCCCGCTATCGTCACTGGTGAGTGCACGGTCGATCTGGTCAAGGCGTCAACTCCCTTCACCCTGACTGCCCTGTTCAGTGACGGCAAAGAGTCTCCCCACTCCCCGCCATTCAACCTTGTCGATTATGGTCCAGGGCCTTCCGGGTTAAAACTGACGGTACTGACTGTCAAAACGGTGTCCAGAAAGACCGCTGCTGGAAATGTGATCGCCTCAACCACGATGACCTCGGAGGATGTTCCTCCTGGCACGGTGATCAAAGAGGGGGTGCTCCCCGGTTACCGGAACGACCGGGGCGAGTGGGTATCTCGAACTGTTATCGCACTGCGCTGAGAGGTTAACCATGGGCATACCACCGAAACTCACAATGGATCCGCACTACCGAGGAGACGCCTGGGACGGGATGACAATCGGCCCAATCGTTGAGGATGTCAACGGGGTGCCTACGCCACCAGCTTTGGCCTGTGTTTCCTGCCGCATGCACTTCAGGGACAAGGACGGGGTGCTTGGATACGCACTGTCTTCCAACCCGGGACAAGGGCAGGGAACCATCACCATCGTCAACGCGAACACGTATGTTTTCGCAATTCCGCGTCAGCTTCTCGCGCTGGAGGCCGGCACCTGGGAGCTGGATTTTGAGACGACAGACTCCTCCAGCATGCCGACCACCTGGTTTCAGGGGTCCATAAAAGTGACCAAGGATAAGACCTATGGGTAATATCACCTGTCCAGTCTCTCTGACGAGCCGAGGCGCTACAGTCCCAATCAATGGGGACTCCATTGTAGTATCAGCCCCTCTCAGCCAGTCGGTCCGGCAAGTGCTGATGACCATGGCGATGTCAGGGGCTATCGCTGCGATCAGCGCCGGATCCTCTGCCCTAGCAAACCCCAGAACTCTAGTGTTCGGGAACAGCAACGGGGTTTCGTTTGGTCTGTCTGGGAGCACAATCACTGCCAGTGCTGCGGGCGGTGGCGGTGGTGGGGAGTTTCTCTCGTTCAGTAACGCCAACAACGTGACATTTGGCAAGGCTGGGAGCACCATTACTGCTTCCGCGTCATTCAGCCAGTCTGTGCAGCCGCAGAGCGCTTTTGTTTTCAGCGATGGTGGTGGCATCAGCTTTGGCACCAATGGCAGCACTGTCACCGCGAGCCACAACGGCCTGACGACGGCAGCGCAGTCGAACCACGTCCACGGCCAATACCTCACCACGGCTGCCCTGTCGGATCATGTTCATGGCCAGTACCTCACAACAGCAATGGCCAGCAACGCTGGAGCAACGGCCGGCAACACCTTCGCCAACAGCACCCATAGCCACGGCGCCGTCGCCACAACCAATATCTCGGTCACCTCGGCAAGCAACGGCCTTTCCCTGTCGGTTGCTGCGCAGAGCGTGCAGACCCAGAGTCGCTTCAACGCCACTCTCTCTGGCAACACCGCTGGCGTTATGGCCCAGGTCAGCAGCGGGGTGCTCACCTTGGCTGGCGGCAACAACATAACCCTGAGCCAGAACGGGAACGCAGTCACGATAAGCGGGGCTAATGCAGGCGGGGCACAGACCGGGATCTCCGGGCTTTCCGCTGGCACCACGCAGATGACCAGCGGCACCGCTGTTTTCTCCAACTCAAACGGCATCAGCTTCGGCGCCAACGGCAACACAATCACCGCCTCGCACAACGGGCTGACGACCGCAGCGCAATCAAACCACAGCCACGGCAACCCCACTCTGGCGCTGACCAACCTGTCCGGAACCACGGCCAGCAACAGCAACGGGCTGACCTTGAGCCTATCGGCAGCAGCAGGAGGAGGGGGTGCCGACGGGTACAATATCCTGGCGGCCGGTACGCAAACAGCGACCACGGCCGGGTCGGTCCTCTTCAGTAACGAGAACGGGATCAGCTTTGGCATGTCGGGCTCGACGCGGATCACAGCGAGCCACAACGCATTGACCACGGCCCGGGCCAGCAACGACGCGATCGGGCTCAACACCGCTGCGACAAACGTCACCTGGACCGTGGGCAGTGGAGGACTGTCGCTGAACGCAGGTGCGTACCTCACCACCGCCATGGCGAGCAACGCTGGCAGCAACTTCGTTGGTCTTAACTCAGCGCTGACCGGAAACGGTGTTCTGGCGACCATCAACTCCAGTGGTATCTCTCTAAGTGTCCCAGCATTTTTGACCACGGCTGCAAACTCGACGCACACCCATGCCGGTTATCTCACTACGGCCCGGGCCAGCAACGACGCGATCGGGCTGAACACTGCCCTGACTGCTAATGGTGTCTCTATGAGCGCCAACAGTTCTGGTTTGTCTCTACACTTTCCTGCGTTCTTGACAACAGCTCAACCTCCTGGAGCCTACCTGACGACCGCAGCGCTATCCGATCATGTCCATGGACAGTATCTCACTACTGCGGCGCAAAGCGGCCACAGCCACGGCGTTACGCTCAACCTGACGAACCTCAACGGCACGACCGGTGGAAACAGCGCTGGCATCAACCTTTCCCTGTCCGCTATTGTCCCGGCTCAAACCGTGCAGCCTGTAGCTGTCTCGGCAGCAAACGGATCGTACAACTTCTCCACTCTGACACTAGCTAATAGCGGCGGGGTGAGTTTCAGCACCGGGACACAGGGCGTCTACGCCACGGTCGCCACCAACTACGCGGCCTCGAACATAACCACCAACAACATTGCCACTGCCAACAGCAGCCTATTCCAACACACCACTGCGACCTCTGCGATCACGGCTGCGGCATTTCCGGCGGCAAACAGCACCCAACTGCTCGGCACCAGCTTTTCCTCGCATAGCCACGGCAACCCTTCCCTCAATCTAACCAATATTAGCGGGACAACTGCGAGCGGCTCCGGTGGATTTACCTTGTCACTTTCAGCGGCGGCGCCGGTCGGCGGCGGTGGCGCAGCTCTCAGTGCCGGAACGCAGTCGGTCAGCACCGGAACCGTGGCATTTGCCAATTCCAATGGAATTTCCTTCGGGATGAGCGGCAGCAATCAGATCACCGCCAGTTACACCGTGCCAACCATCCCTGGAGCCACCTCGTTCAGCAACTCGAACAACGTCTCTTTTGGCCTTAACGGCTCGACGATCACTGCCACCGCTACCTTCGCGCAGTCTGTCCAGACTCAGGGCATGGTCTCGTTTAATGGGCAGACTGGAGCACTGAGTCGTGCTGTTGGTTCCAGCCTGTCCAGTTCTGTCAATGGAGTATCAACGACTCTTGGTTTGGCGAGCAATATAACGACGGCCCTGCAGAGTGCTGGTGCGTACTTGACGACCGCGATGGCGAGCAATGCCAGCAGTGCTTTTGCAGGCACTGGCAGTGGCTTTACGGGCGGCTCGATCAGCGCAACCCTGACCCACAACACCCTCGGCCTCTCGATGAGCATGAGCCATCCGGCATGGCTGACCACTGCCATGCAGTCTGGCATGACCAGCAACTACATGAGCACTGCCGAGCGTGGCAACTACTTCTATACCAGCAACAACACCTTCGCCAATTCAACGCACTCGCATGGCAACCCAACTCTCAACCTGACCAATCTATCAGGGACAACTGCCAGCGGAAGCGCAGGCCTCACGTTATCCTTGTCTGCAGCGGCTCCTGGTGGCGGTGGTGCGGTCAACGTATCTGCAGGAACGACGAGCGGCAACCTGCAAACCATCCAGTTCAACAATAGCAATGGGGTCAGTTTCGGGCTGAGTGGGTCGACTATCACGGCATCGGCTGCTGCCGGTGCTGGCGGCGGGGTCGCTATCCAGAACAGCCAGACAACCTATACCTCCGGTACAGTAGCGCTCTCAGTAGGTGGCGGGGCCTTGACAATCGCCAGTAACACAGGTCAAAGATTTGACCTCAGTGTACCGGCAACGTCCAGCTTGTCGGGCATCAACCTGACCATCACGCCAAACGGGAACACAATCACCATTTCTGCCGCTGCCGCTGGGGGCGGTGGGCATACCGGCTCTGCCTACATCCCCTATTACCCAGCCTCAACCGGCAACCAGACGATGGGCGCGACAGGAACATCGACAGCGTCCGCGTTCTTCTGGCCGCTCTCAATCGTCGGCAATGTTGCGATAAACCGTATCGAGCAACTGATGACCTGCTCCTGGATATCCTCGTCGGTATCTGGCCAGCAGACGATCTCGCACTTGTTCGGGTTATTCAGCAACAACGCTGGGACATTGAGTAGTATCAGGTCAGGGTCGTACTCCCTGGCGATGACGGGTTCTGGCGCTTCGGCTACGCTTTCTTTCCCCAGCACCCATGGTACGGCGGGTGGATACACCTACACGACCGCGACCGCGACAGCCACGGCGGCTGCACAGTCTCTTTGGGGAACGGCTGGAAACCGAATCATGACATTCGGTTTCAGCAGTGCCGTGACCTTGACCGAAGGTCTGTACTGGTTGGGATTCCTGCAGAGGATGTCCTCATCGTCGGCCAATATCGGCCTTGTTCCAGCCCTGGCCGGCAACATCATGGGCGCTGCACAGAGCGCTGGCCCTATCGGTTCCAGTACCGCGGCCTTTACTGTCGGCGCAAATGCGTCATTTAAGTGGGGCTGGGGTGTCGCCTCCTCGACAGGTTCTGCTGGCTATAGTGGCACAGCACTGCCGGCATCAATGCCCATGAGCGCAATCGCCAACACCTTTACCATCATGCCAATGTGTACATTGATATCCAGATAGCGTGATTGAACTAACAGTAACAGGAGAATAACCATGGCCTGGGGATCGAAAGCAACTCTGACCGGACTCAATACGGCTCTCAGCGAGACAACCAATGTGGATGACGATTATATCGCGGCCAATCACACTACCCAATGGGACACGCTCAACCCTGGAGAATCGGTAGTGCTCCAGATTCAGGCATTATTTGGTTCGACTGGTGCTGATATGTTCTTCAGAGTGATCACAACGCTAGACGTAACGGAGGAAGATGATGACACAGTGGCCTTCATATCTGGCGTCGTCCCCTTCACTGCCAGCGCGTATGTACGCCGAACTGTCGTTCTGAGCAACGTCTACAAATACAGGGTGGATGTTCGTAAAGGCGGCACTACAGCAGGCAGCTATACCCCAAATGTCTTCGCCAGAAAGAACGGAATCTCGGTCTGATAAGCCATGGCTTTTATCCCTCTCAAGATCGACCGCACCAGCAAGCCCCCCGCCTGCACTCCTCTGCGCTCCGATGGTCATTGGAGTGTGCAGGGATTGGTGGACGCTTTCGCTGTAAATGAACAAGGCGGAAGTTTTATCGTCGGATCACGATACACTTTAAGCAAGGTGGCTGGCACAATAGGCCCAAAAGGGTTGGAAAATGGTAGGTTTAGGTCTACCACCAATCTTAAAGCTCCTCTTTCTGGCAATTGCCCTATCACACTGGTTGCTGGCGGGATACTTACGTCCCATGATAGCGACTATTGTATGCTTGCAGGGGTGGGCAAAACAAATACAGACAGGGGAATCCTGTATATAGGTATTGATAATGGGCAGAATTACTGTGTAGGATTTTGGGGTTATCCAATCAACAACGGGGTTACTTGGCCGTTGAACACCTACCATGTTTTAGCCGCAACTTACGCGCCAACCGGAACTAAAACAAACCTCTACTGCGACGGAAAACGCATAATAACGGACAATACCAGTTCGACGGCGAATATCGACGCCACGGGCGGGGTGGCCGTTGGGTGCATCTACGATCCCGGTGATGGCTATTGGCAATACCAGTGGAACGGTTCAACGGACTTCGCTATAGTCTATTCCCGCACCTTGACTCCGGAAGAAGTCCGCTCCATCTCCAACAACCCGTGGCAAATCTATGAGCCTGAAACAGTTTGGCTCAAAAGTGGACAAATAATAGCGTGGATAGGAGTGTAAATGAAACCACAGTTTGTATCCCTCGATGAGGGCAGACACAACGCCTCGCTGGAAGAAAGCGGCAGGAGAATACTTGAGGGAGGTAGTTGGAAAAAACAGCGGATCGTCCTGATTATCCCAGCAGCGGCCAGCATGCCAACCAAAGCAGCGATGGCCTTCTGGTCCTTGGCGTTCCCGCCGAATCAACAGGTGTACAGGATCGCTGCTCTGGGCATGGAAGTTGGGCAGGCTTACAGCGACGCGATTGAGGGTATTCTGGCGCATCCCGATCTGGGCCTGTGGGAGTACATCCTGACCGTCGAGCACGACAACATTCCACCGTGGGACGGGGTGCCGAAGCTCATCGAGACCATGGAGGCTCACCCGGAATTTGCATGCGTCGGAGGGCTGTACTGGACCAAGGGCGAGTCTGGAGTTCCTCAGATCTGGGGTGATCCGAAAGACCCGCAGTTGAATTTCCGGCCACAGGTTCCACGGCCTGGAGAGGTGCAGGAGTGTTGCGGGACCGGGATGGGGTTCAATTTGTGGCGCCTGGAGATGTTCAAGGACACCCGACTGCGCAGACCGTGGTTCAAGACGCTGAATGGCAGCGAGGGCCAAGGCGTTGGCACTCAGGATTTGTATTTCTGGGGCGATGCCCGAAAGTACGGTTATCGGTGCGCGATCGATAATCGAGTATTGGTAGGTCACTACGACGTGGCTACCGACATTACATGGTAGGAGGAGCCATGCTGAAATTAGATTTAGGATGCGGCAAAAACAAGACCACATCAATTGATGAACACCCTTTTATCGGGATCGATCAGATCTCTTTTGATGGTGTTGATTATGTGATGGATTTTAGAGCTAATACTTGGTGTTGCCACAGTTTTCCAGTACCAGAATGGGGCCAATATTTTGATGAGACCGAACCGGAGTTAGGCTGGCACATCGTTGATAGCTCAGTTGACGAGGTGTATTGTGCTCACGTCATCGAACACCTGACCGGCGAAGAGCGTATTACATTCTTCAATGAGTTGTATCGGATATTAAAACCGTCAGCGAAAGCACTTATCATTGCACCCGACTGGAGCAATGCCCGGGCTTATGGCGACCCAACACACAAATGGCCACCGGTCAGCTCCTGGTTCATGCTCTATCTGAACAAGGAGTGGCGGGACATCAATGCTCCTCACGTAGGCTACACCGGCGATTTCGACTGGATCAACGGGCTGTCCTGGGATCCATGGATATCCACGCGCAACGATGAGTTTAAACAGTTCGCCACGGCTATTTCCCCAGCCCTCCAATCGCCTGAATAGCCTCAATCCTGTGCGCATCGAGAAAGTGGGTGTACCGCATCGTCTGTGAGATGTTGCGGTGCCCCATGATCTCGGCAACGGTCCGGATATCAACCCCGTTCATAATCAGGTAACTGGCGGCCGAGTGGCGCAGCCCATAGAGGCTGAACCCATTCAGCCCGGCTTCCCTGCAGGCGTTTTCAAACGCTTTCCGAAAAAACCGGTACGGCTGGTCCTTGACCTGCTGCGACAATGGTTCTCTAAGGAAGACATACCTTCCTTCCCTGTGCATTTTAAGCAGCAACGCCTTGATCTCCAATGTCATCGGCACCCGGCGCGGATCCGTCTTGGTCTCGGTCAGATCGATGATCGAATCGTGCACCTGGTCCCACCGCAGGCCGGCAGCTTCTGACGGTCGCATGGCAGTATGCAACAGGAGCAGCACGTAGCAGTACAGACGCTCAGATCTTGACACACAGCAGTAATCGAGCAAGGCGCCTATCTGCCCGGGCGTGAGCACGACCAACCTATGGCGAGGCGCTGACGGCTTCCTGATGTCCCGCCCTGGATCCTCAACCTGCAGCTCCCATTCTACCCTGGCCATCCGATACAGGCATGAAAGGAAACTCAGATCATGGATTATTGACGCCGGGCCAACCGATTGCAGCCGGTAATCCCGGTACTCGACCACATCTCTGGCCGTGATTTCCGCCAGCGACCGTCCACCAAAGAACCCGATCAGGCGCCGACCTATCTCCTGGTCCAGGCGCCTGGTGTTCTGCTTCTTCCTCAGTGCCACCGCTTGCGTGTATTTCTCTACCGCTGATCGGAAGTCCATGTCACCGACCGGCAGCTCACCGGGGAGCGGTTGACCTGACCTCAACAGTCCCTCTGTCTCCTCGATCCATGCCATCGCCTGAGATTGCGTGTCGAATGTTGCCGACTTTCGCACGCCGGCAACGGCAATCTCGGCCCGGTACGATACCCCGTGTTTCCCTTTCCGTTTCCTGATGGTTCCCATGGCGTAATTTTTGGCGTAAAATTTGGCGTAATCGTGTCGCCCTTTGTCACCCTGTGTCACCCCGCAAAACAAGATTTATCCACGTAAAAACGAGACGTTGCTCTGATCTGCGCGTGTTTTGTTGATTTACGCCAAAAGAAAAGGGGCGAGGCTGTTTTAATCGCCTAACCCCTTGTTTTTACTGGTCGGAACGAGAGGATTTGAACCTCCGGCCCCCTGAACCCCATTGTTGTGGAAATCGAATGGTTTCGGGTTCTTGCTGGTTATTGGCGTAAAATTTGGCGTAATTCGTGGTCGCTTATAATTGCGGCCAGCCAATCTGGAATCTCGAAGCATCGGATAGTGATAACGACCTTCGCTGTTGGCATGTCCTTAAAATGCACAACCAGTCCGTCCACGGCATCACCTCCCTTGGGTGATCGCGGCGTCCTGTTGGTTCTCGCCTGTGCCGTCCTTCCCACACACGGGACCGCACGGTTTCGGTTCAATCGTTACATTAATACGCACCTCAATGTGGCCACATCTCCTTGCGTAAATTTTCACTGGTGGCTGTTGTCCGGTTGACAACACCGAGAATGATACCTGTCCCACAACACTAAACCTCGCTTTCCTTTAAAGTTCATGCCTCTTGGACTGTGGTTGCGATTTTGTCGGCGCTCTCTACCCGAAAATAGATTGCGCTTCTCGGAGCTTCCGCAAACACCGCTCCAAGATGGTCTGGTTTCCGTACTTCCGAAACATGACCAACACTTCGTGCTCCAGGTCGGAAAGAACGACCTGGTGGCCACCGGACTCGTGGTTGGTTTTAATCGAGATCGAACCGGTTCTGGCTGCGTTAATCTGGTGCGAGTTGGTGGCGTTGGTTGAGGTTGCTGCTTGGGCCATTCTTTTTTCGACCATTCCCGCGTAATCAATCCCTAGTAGTTGGGATAGCTTGATTTTATCTTCCTCGCTACACTCCCTGCGCCCTGAAATCATGTTCGAGAATGTTGCCGGATCCTTCCCTAGTATCCGGCATAGTTCCGCCTGGAACCCTCGCTTCTCGGCCTTCACCTTACGGCGAAGCTCTGTCAAAAACTCATAATCGATGCTCATGATTTCCTCGCTTGCTCAACTATATATTCACATCGAAAACAAAAAGCAATATTTCTCTGTTTTTTTTGTTGAGTTTGTTTTCAAAACGAATATATTGCCGAACATGAAAACTATAAAGCAATACAATGTGGCACAGTGGCTGAGAGTTAAACCGGGAACGCTCGCAAACATTTTCTGCGAGAACCGAAGGCCATCGCGCCTTGAGGCGAAACGCCTAGCAGAACTATCAGGTGTTCCGTTTGAAGATTGGATGCTTTCAGACGGGAATGCTTTACGCCAGAAGGTTTTCATTGCGTACAACATTGCCCACCAAAACGCGAGGGCGAGATGATCCTCCACACATACTCCGAAGCTGAACACCTCTACAGCATCAGCACCCGTGCCCTACAACGATTGGTAAAGGCCGGAAAGGTTACCGCGTACAAGCCAGGCGCCAAGGTGCTGCTTGACGGGGAATCTCTGGCCGCCTGGGTAAAGAGCACGAAAATCAAACCGTCTGTCAAGATCGGACGGCCCCGCAAAGGGGCGGTCCGGATATAAAAGGATCCACGCATGGCGAAAAAATCAAGCACATCGAAACCTGTCATTTGGAATGGAGTGCGCTGCAGCCTCGGCCACGTTGCACGCGAAGAAGGGCTAGAACTCCGGAGTTTGCGGACCGTATGGTATGCCGCTGGAACACCGGAGCGAATCACAAAAGACCTGCTTCTTCAGGTCGAGGCAAAGAAAAAGCGGCAGCATACCGGCGGATACACTGTCGATGGCGTGCATTACTCCAGCCTGGAAAAGGTGGCCATCGCCATAGACCGGTCACCGGCGTTCGCAATGAACAGGTTCAAGGCCCTGGGTCGGACGGAGTGCACCCGTGAAGAGATGGTGAACACCATCCGACGCGCCGTCATCGAGGTGCTCGTCGAAGGAGAAGAGCACAAACGAGCGGTGGGATCGCTCTATAAACTGTGGCCCGATCTAAACCGTGGCCCGGCTTTCTTCCGCCATGTGTGGGTCCGCCTGGGAGAGCCTGAAGTTGTCACCAAGCAGATGTTCGCGGACGAGAGCGCCAAGAGCGATAACATGCGCCGCAAAACACTAACCACCTGCCCTGAATACACCAACCCTGCATATTTACCGCACATTGAGCATGGAGACCTGTCTCACTTGTCGGACAAGGAGAGTACCGGAGCGGGACGCGGAGAGATTCCCCATGAGACGTGGGTCGGGATGATCGGCCGTGCCCAGAGCATTGGCGCCTCGATCAGAAGCATAAACCTCACAGCTTTCAACCGATAGGAGGGATGCACAGCATGCAACCAGACGACATCAAGTACACCAACCACGCTTTTGACAGGATGACCGAAAGGGACATCTCCCGGGCCACCATCGAGGCTGTCGTTCGGAGCGGCAGGTTGGAGCGTGAAGAGATCGGCGAGGTTCGCCGCTACCGCCTGGAAAACATGGTGGTGGTGATGGATGAAAACGTCGTCGTCACGGTTTACTTCGACAGCGACGAACGGAAGCCCGGGCAATGGAACCCGAAGAAGAAGCAGCGCCGTGGCCGCAGCGGAGAGATGAAGCCTCATTACTTCACCGGACGCGGCAAGGTCAACGTCAGACAGCAGGCATACTACCTGCGGAAAATGGAGAGATGAATGGAAGCAGTTGGATTGAAAGACGACACCGGGAAGCTCGATTGGGACGCAATACCGCTTGAGGTTCTCAGAAATGTTCTCCCTGCCTTTCTGGTTGGGCTGAGAAAGTACGAGCGGCACAACTGCGCCCTACCGTTCGACGATCCGCGTCGCCGGTTTTTTGCGGCCATGATGCGCCACGCCGTGAAGTGCCAGCGCGACCCGAACGCATGGAACGAAGAAGACGGATGTTCACACGCTGCGAGCATGGCCTTCAACGCCATCATGTTTTGCCACCACTGCACAGAGAAACGAACGGAGGTCGGGCCGGAATGACAACCTTCTCAACCTTCTCAATCGAACGACGCATGGACGAACTGGATATCGCCAAGATGCGCGAAGATGATCGCATACCGGTGGCGGTCAACGAGATGCTGAGAGCCATGGCCATTGACGAATCAACAAGGCCGATCTGGCCAGACTGCCCAATGGATCAGGTATATGCCATCCTGGGTGAGTTGAGGGACACCATGCTGGCTGCTAGTGATCACAAGCATGGCGACCTGGGTGCAGAGATGTTCCGGGCCAGGCTGGCGATGCTGGCTGGCGTAGTGCTCCGGGGGATGGTGAACGTGGAGGTTGAGCGACCATGAACAAGAACGTGCTTGCCCTTGGCCGACTGAAAAAAGGCGAGATGAACAGGACCGAGGCTGAATACGCCGCTTTCCTTGATGCACAGAAGGCTGCCGGTCTTGTCCACGACTATTGGTTCGAGGGCATAACCTTTGTCCTGGCACCAAACACACGATACACCCCTGATTTCATGGTCCTGAACGCCGATCTGACCATCGATATCATAGAAGTGAAGGGATTCTGGACAGATGACGCCAGAGTCAAAATCAAATTGGCCGCCAGCATCTACTACCTGCACCGCTTCGTTGCGGTGAAGAAGGTGCCGAAGCGAGATGGTGGTGGCTGGAGTAGTGAAACATTTCCAAGGGAGAAATAAATGGACATCCAAAAAGAAGACCTCAAGGCTCTCGTCGATGAGCTGATCACCGCCGAGAACACCCTCACCCAGGCAAAGGCCGACCATAAGCACGTATGCGAGTCGGCGCTCAACGCCTACAACGTCTCGAAAAAAGATATCCCCAAGGTCAAGGCTATCGTTAAGGCTAAGATCGGAGACGGGCTTGACGCGCTCCGCAGTGAAACGGACAGCCTGCTCGACGCCATAGATATTCTCGGTGAGTAAGCCGGCGCAAGCGATCGAGGCGGTGAAGAAATAACCAGTTTGGGCAGGGGGTGATCTCTCGTTTCTCTCTTCTCGCCGGGGCGGTCCCGGTTCCCCTGCCCATTTTTCAAAAGAGGAAAACATGATCAACCAAAAAACCGGATACAGAACACCAGGGACATGGATGCCCACGGTGGAAGAGTTGGATCGAAAGAAAGCGACCGACAGTGTTTTTTCCTCGGAGCATTTCAATAAAAGATGTGCTGCCGCCAAGATCGAACCAACGCGCCGTCAGGCCGTGAAGTTCAAAAACAAACGAGGCGCCGCGTTCAAGCAGGCATAGCCAAGAAAAGCCGCTGTCGCCCAACTGGCTGGGAGGCTGCCTTGTAAGCAGATTGATGCAGGTTCGAGTCCTGTCAGCGGCTCCATATATACCAACCAAAACAAGAGGACAAACAGATGGAAAAGCTCAATCAGTCAGAACTGGTAGCCAAGGTGGCTGCAGCAACCGGAAAAACACAGGGGACGGTAAGGGAAATTGTCAAGCAAGTCGCGGCTCAGATCACCGCGCATGTCGGGGCAGGGTGCGCGGTGACGATCAAGGGTTTGGGGATTTTCAAACCTGCGGAGCGCAAACCTCGCGAGATCAAAAGCGCCATCGTGCCGGGGAAGATCACGTCCGTTCCCCACAAGCGGGTGGTGACGTTTCATCGATGCCGCAAATCCGACGTGCTGCTTGGCCAGGAATAACCCGGAAAAGAAAAGCCCATCGACCGGAGGCAACCGATCGATGGGCAACAACAACCCATCCCTATCCAGGACAGAAGGAGGATACACATGGAGCAGGAAAAATGCAAGCTGCCCGTCACGTTCACCTGTCCCTACTGCGGACACAAAAACATAAAAAAAGTCGAAGGTTCGTACTTCTCACAAAGCGAGATCGTTTATTGCGACTGCGAAGATGGTGGCTGTGACAGACAACTCGTGATCACCTTCCGCGCCTATGTTGACGTGAAGACAAGGGCTCTCGTTGATGAGATGGAGGAAAGCAAATGCCAACAACTCTAGTCCGCTGCGGATGGTGCCCAAGGGACTGCTACCCCAACGAGCTTCGGCATTCCAAAAAACTCGACTGCATGGTCTGCCCCGACTGCGACGCCGACAACGACATCACCCTCGGCGATATCGAGGCCAAGAAGCGGGAACGTGCACGGGACGCGGCATGGAATGAAGGCTGCGGTTGGGTGAAGTGACATGAAGACCATCTACCAAATCAGGATCCCGAGCAAGGAAAAGAGGGCGGCCGTTTTCGTGGCGATCGTCATCGTCCTGGCGTTCCTGGCCGGGGTGCTGCTTGGACAACTCATCACATGGGGGACACCATGACTCAAGACATACTGACCATAGACGACCTGCCGCTGGAAATCCGAGTGAGCGTTATCATGATGCGCCGTCGCAAAGAGCGCAAAGAGAAGGCGCGAAGGACCAACGAGGAGTTGACCATGGCCAATCAAACACTGTCAGCACAACTGCACGCGGCTGCCGGTTGGCCACGACGGTTGGCGCTGCCTTCCATTTGATAAAGAAGGAGGAAAAACCATGACGTACAAAGAAGTGCAACGGGCCAATGAGGACCGGTACAAACGATCAAAGCGGGGAGAAGTTGTATGGAGTGGGCACCGTGGACGGGTGTTCGTCGACAAACCAGGGCGCAGCCTTTCCAAAGCTGAAAAGAAGAGAGCGAAGAAGTGGTCGCGCTTTATGGCCATACTGAACGCGGCCGCTGAAGGAAAAACAGAACTGCGACAGAAAGCGCTCCGGGTTTCACAGGATGGTGATCTATGAATAAAATAAAGTTTAACGCACACGAAGTCCGTACCGTCGCCACACTTATAACCCCTGAGCTGGCTGCTAAATTTCTGGAGCGCAACAAGGTCAACAGGCCTGTACGTCCTTTAAGGGTGTTACTGCTCGCAGAAAACATCCGAAACGGGGAGTGGATAACCACCCACCAGGGCATTGCCTTTGATCGAAACGGCAACCTTATAGACGGTCAGCATCGCTTATTGGCCATGATTCAAAGTGGCGTGCCGTGCATGACCTTTGTGACCACCGGGTGTGATCCTAAATCATACTCGGTGATCGATATCGGTTCAAAGCGGACATTTTCAGACAGTTTGCGTATTGAAAAATACGAATTACAACCATCATCGTTGTTTGCAAGGATCCTGTCAAGCAACAAGACTGTCTCCCCCCAGATGGTTAAAAAGGTTCACGACAACATCGGTCCTACCGTGAGACGGCTACTGCAGAACAATGGGACGGTATCGAAGATTTTTTCAACAGCCCCGGTGAAACTGGCTGCTGTAATACGGATTATCCAGAACGATACACATTTTGGATACATCCACACGACGTACAACCGCCTGAACAATTCCAATCTCCACGATTTGTCAAAAATTGCTTCAACCTTCGCTGGGCAAGTATTGGCAGGTAAAGTTAGCGCCAGGGCCGTCGAAGACTTGTTCAGTAGAGCGTACCTGGTTTTTGACCTCAAGAGGGCAGACGCATCAAAGCTGCAGATTGGTGACACGTCCAGATACCTGAAAGAAGCTGTCAATACATACTACGATCGATTTAGCCGTGAACCTTGGATGATTGAGGATAGGAGGTGATCACAATGAACCTGCAAAAACTCATACTTACCAACTTCCAGGGAATACGGTCATTCACCCTGGACACCGATGGCGGCAGGAATGTTTCCATCTTTGGAAACAATGCCACCGGCAAAACATCTCTCTACAATTCCTTCCTTTACCTGATGTTCGAGAAGAACAGCTTAGGCGCCAAGGATTTCGACATCAAAACCCGCGACGATAACGGCGCTGTGATCCCAGCGATCAACCACGAGGTTGAAGCGGTGCTGGAGATCGACGGCAAGAACGTGACGCTCAAGCGCGTCTTCCTGGAGAAATACACCAAGAAGCGCGGATCGGCCAAGGAAGAGTTCACCGGACACGTCACCGAACACTTCATTGATGGCGTGCCTAGAACCAAAGGTGAATACCAGGCGTTCATCGACAGTATCGCCCCTGAAAAGCTGTTCATGTGCCTGACCAGTCCGACATATTTCAACGAGCAGACAGATTGGAAGGTGAAACGCCAAATGCTGCTTGGCCTCTGCCCTGAGATTACCGATGCCGACATTTTCCAGAAACGGCCCGACCTGGAACCGCTCCGCACCATAATCGCCACCAGAGACATTGACGACGCCAAGAAGGTGGAGATGGCCACCCGCAAGAAGATCAACGACGAGCTAACGGGGATCCCTGGCCGTATTGACGAGGCTACCCGGGCGATCCCTGAGAACGCCACCGGGAACCTTCAGCAACTGGCCACCCAGGCGCAGGCGATCACAAGGTCCATCTACCTTCTCCGCGAGAAGAAGATGGCCACGGTTAGCGGTGGGGAGATTGCCGAGAGACGGAAAGAACTGTCCCAGATCGAGAACGACATTCTTGCCCTGCGCAACAAGCACCTGTCGGCTGCCGGATCTTCGTGCGAGGAAGAGCGTAAGCAGTTGCACGACCTGGCCAACGAGGTGCAACGGCTGGAGCTGCAGATCGACGCCGACAAGCGCAAACTGGAAGCGCTCGCTCTGAAGGTGGAAGAGCACAAGGCGTTCAGCCGCAACATTGCCGGCCGATGGACCGAGAAGAACGGCCAGGTGTTCGTTGCTGGTGGCAACTGCCCAACTTGCGGTCAGGATTACCCTGAACACCTGTTGCACAAGCAGGAGGCTGATTTCAACCGCACCAAGGCCATGGCGCTGGAGTTGATCGTGAAAGAAGGGCAGGCCAACGAATCTGCATGGAAAGAAAGCGAAGTGACCATGCTGAATCTGGACACCCAGATTTCCGAGATGTGCCGAGAGTTGGATGGAAAAAGGAAGTCCGCTGACCAGGTCCGGGCCACCATCGAATCTAAAGCAACCCAGCCACCGGTTGAAACCCTACCCGAGTTCCTTGAGATGGACGGAAAGCGGCAGGTGTTGGCCCAGCAGCTCGTCGACCTGACAGCAGGTAATACCGACGCCGTCGCCAAGGTCACCGCCGAGATTGCCGAGAAACAGCGCGGTCTTGACGAGATCAATGCCACGATCACCGCGATCGAATCCGCCGAGGCGCAGCGCCGACGCATTGAGGAGCTGAAGGCCCGCGAAAAAGAGCTGGCCGAGCAGTTCGAGCAGTCCGAGCACATCCTTTATTTGATCGAGCAGTTCATCCAGGCCAAGGTCGGCATGCTGGAGGACTCGATCAACGGTAAGTTCGAGATGGTTCGGTGGAAGCTGTTTGATCAACAGGTGAACGGTGGCATTGCCGAAACCTGTGTGTGCACGGTCAATGGCGTGCCGTATGGCAGCATTAATAATGGTGCGCGGATCCAGGCCGGAATGGACATCGTGAAAACGCTTTCCCGGTCGTATGGGATCGAGGCGCCGCTGTGGGTGGACAATCGCGAGAGTGTCACCAGCCTGCCCGCCATGCCCTGCCAGGTGATCAGCTTGGTCGTGAGCGAAGCGGATAAGGCGCTTCGGGTAGCATACGAATAAACGGTTTGTTCGTACGAATAAACGGTTTGTTCGCCGTGGTGTAACTGAGAGCACCCCTGCTGCAAAGCGGGGAGATGCGGGTTTGAGTCCCGCCGGCGAGCAATTAAAAAAACACCCAAAAATTTTATCAATACCGAGAGGGATTACAATGACTGAGAATACCAACACCCAGATAGCAACCCGTCCCGTGGACCGACTGAAACAGGTAATGGCATCACCATCGGTCCAGCAACAATTCCAGAACGCCCTGGACAAGAATAGTAACCTGTTCGTGGCTTCACTGATTGACCTGTACGCCAGCGACACCTACCTGCAGCAGTGCGAACCTGCCATGGTAGTGGCCGAGGCGCTGAAGGCCGCTACGCTCAAACTGCCGATCAATAAGTCTCTCGGGTTTGCCTACATTGTCCCGTACAAGAAACAAGGCAAGCAGATACCGCAGTTTCAACTTGGCTACCGCGGCATGATCCAGCTTGCCATGCGATCTGGGATCTACAAATACCTCAATGCCGACGTGGTTTATGAGGGGGAGTATCGAGGCTATTCAAAATTGACCGGCAACCTTGACTTGGACGGCGAGAAAAAGAGCGACATCGTCATCGGCTATTTCGCCTACATCGAGAGCGTAAACGGGTTCAAGAAGTCAGTGTTCTGCACCCGCGACGACATGGAGAAGCATGCCCAGAAGTACAGCAAGGCATACAGCCGCGATAGCTCGCCATGGCAGACCGAGTTCGACCAGATGGCGATCAAGACCATGCTCAGGAGACTGTTGAGCAAGTACGGGCTTATGACCGTTGATATGGCCGATGGCATGCAGGCCGAAAACGATTTCGACGAGGAATACCGGGCGCAGGCCAACAGCACGCCACTCGGCCTGATCCAGCCACCACCGACCGGTAACGGTAACGGCGAGACCATCGACGAGCAGACCGGCGAGGTGATTGAATCCGGACCTGACTACAAACCACCACCCGCAGAAAACGCACCTCCATTCGCTGTAGCCTAAATCAAGAACTCCCCTGGCCCGCTGCTTGTCGCGGTACAAACTCACCGGGATGTGGCGTTCGGCGCCGCGTCAGTGGTGGGCTGGGGTTTTATGTGACGAGGTGAAGTATGGGACTGGCGTTTTGCAAGAATGGGCACCTGATCACTTCTGTTTCTTTCGATAAAAAAGGACGGTGCAAGGCTTGCCACAGAGAACAAGTGAGAACCTATTACTATGCCAACAAAGAGAGGTGTATTAACAATGCTAGAAAATGGGCATTGTCGAATACAGAAAAAAGGAGAGAGATAATAAACAAGTACGACAAAAAGGCGCGCGAGGATCTTTCCGATAACTATATTCGGAAACTGCTGTGCATTAAAAAGGACGATTGTGATGAAACCCTGGCTGACTTAAAAAGGTTGCAAATAAAATTAAAAAGGGGCGTGAAACATGGGCCTTCCGCTCTGTAAAAATGGCCATTTTATATTTGGAGCTGAATCTTTTTACTTACCATATGGACGTTGCAAAATGTGTCATGCGGAAAGTAAACGCAAGTATGTCTGTAACCACAAAGAAGAAGTTTTAGAATCAAGACGGATATACAGAAAGAACAACAGAGATGCAATAAACTTGAAAAATCGTCTTCTCATTGAAAAAGACCGCGAGAAACACAGGGAGAAACGTCTGGACTATAAAAGAAAAAACGCTGAACACATAAATAAAAAAAGACGCGAGGCCAGGGGGACAGATGTTTTTTCGTCGCGAGCTAAGGAAAGAGCTGCCAAGGAAAGGAATAAAGATCGAATACTAGAACGAGCGCAGGCTTATAGAGACAATTTGTCCACTTGGTATGTTGCATACACAATGGGGGGAAACAGTAAAAACATACCTCCTGAACTTATAGAGGTTAAACGATTAATTCTGCAAATAAAAAGGGAGATTAATAAATGGAAGCAATCAAAACTGTGAACGACCTACGTGTTATTTTGGCAGAAGAGATCGAGAAGATCCGCTCTGGAAAAACCACCGCTGCAAATGTGAACGCGATCGTCAACGCGACCGGAAAGATCCTCACGACCGTAAAAATGGAGATCGAGTACGCCAAGCTGATTGGGACGACACCACATATCGACTTTATACAGGCACCGGACAGGCCAAAACTTGAGATCGGTACAGCCGAAGAACAAAATATCGTTCCTCCGGCGCCAGGAAAAACAACATGATCACTGTTGAAACCCTGAGTTCATCATCAAAAGGCAACTGCTACCGCCTCCTATCGGGGGGGCGGTCCCTTCTCCTTGAGTGCGGCATACCCTGGAAAGAGATCAGGCGCCGGTTGCACTTCCAAACCAGCGGCCTGGACGCCTGCCTGGTGAGCCATTACCACGGGGACCATGCCCGGGCGCTAACCGATCTGCTGAAGAGCGGTATTCATGTTTATGCCTCTCCGGAAACACTGGAATACTTCGCGGCAAGCGATCATCACCGTGCTGTCCAGGTTAATCACTCCCTGATGCACTGGAATATCGCCGACCACTGGAACGTCAGGGGATTTGACACCGTGCATGACGCCGAAGGCTCTCTTGGGTTCGAGATATGCGACGATGACGGTGACTCGTTGGTTTTCCTGACTGACACCGCCTACTGCAAATACAGGTTTCACCGGATCAACGTGCTCATGATCGAGGCCAACTATTCCGAGGCGATCCTCTCGGCCAATGTCGAGGCCGGCCGCATTGAACCGGCCCGGGCCAAGAGGGTCCGGGAAAAACACATGAGTATTGAGCGGGTGATTGATTTCTGCAAGGCCCAGGACATGAGCAGGTGCCGACAGGTACACTTGCTTCACCTGAGCGATGGAAACAGCAACGCAGATTTATTCAAAAAGATGGTTCAAGAGGCCACCGGCATCCCGGTGAGTGTGGAGGGGTGAGATAATGAACGAACCAACACACGGACAGATCGCGGAGTGGTTGCGGGAGGCTGCTATGCTTTTTGAGCAAGATCACAGGAAAAGAGCGGCAGGGTACTACAGAAAGCGCGCCGCCTATGTCGAGGCGATGGGGGAGAGTAAACCTATCTTCACCATGGAGCAACCGCAGCGAGTGTGCATCACCTGGAAGAACCCTCGACACGACTGGCCATGGTATCGCCTGCTTGGTTCATTGGGCGAATTGGTGCACCTGCAGGGCGCAGACTACCCGGACGGACGAGTCAAACACAGGGGGGATAGTTTCTGGGTCCATTTTTCTGAAATCGAATCGATGGTGGACGCGTGAAACTCTGCCCAAGATCAGCCAGAGCGCTCAACCAACCGGTCGAGGACCACCGCGCCAAAGAGTGGTGTATCAGTATGTTTGACGCGCAGACCTGTGACGGATGCACAGAGGGATGCCGGCCGAACCGCAGGCTACTTTCCGAACTGGTTCCTGGCCAGGTGAAAACCAAGGCAAACAACGAAGAGTCAACTAATAACACACAACAGTTAAAGCTGTTTTGAGGCGCGACGGTATGTCTGGTTGGGTGAAGCTGCACCGCAAAATAACCGAATGGGAATGGTACACAGACATGCCCTGTAAAGTTTTGTTCATTCACCTGCTGCTGACCGCTAACATCGAGGAGGGAAAATTCATGGGGCAAGTGATCCCAAAGGGGTCAACGGCCACTGGTTTGTTCTCTCTTGCGCAGCAAACAGGGTTGTCCGTCCAGCAGGTCAGGACGGCAATAAACAAGCTCAGGGCAACTGGCGAAATCTCGATAAAATCAACAAACAAATTTTCCGTCATAACTATTAATAATTACTCGGGATATCAGGGGCCAAAAACCACTGAGCAACAAACGGATAACAAACGGATAACAAACGAACAACAACAATTAAAGAAGAGAAGAATTAAAGAAGAGAAGAATACTACAACTACTCTGTGCAATTTCACACCTCCAACCATTGAGGAGGTCAAAGGGTATTGCGAGCAAAGAGCCAACGGAATAGACCCGGAGCACTTCGTTGCTCATTACACAGCCAACGGATGGATGGTCGGGCGAACGAAAATGAAGAACTGGCAGTCGGCCATGATCACCTGGGAGAAGAGGTCCAGGGTGCATAGCAAGAAAAACGGCACAGCAACCAAAATATCCCCCCGTCAGCAGTACATGGAAGATGTGGGCAACCTCTTGGAGAACATCGATGAAGCTGCAAATAACGGATGTCCAACTCGCCTTGGCCAAGCTGCTCAACCACTATCCGGAAGCAGGCCACAACGCCACGTCCATCGGAAAATTGGCGTTTGACTGGCACGACCTATTGTCAGAGGAAGGAGTTACCCAGAAACAATTCTCGGCAGGCATACGGCACGCGGTCAAGAACTGCCGGTTTTTCCCAAAACTGGCAGACGTGCTGGCAGGGGTTGAAAGGTATCGGGAGTCGCCACCAAAACCACCAGTGAACGAGATGCAGATCGAGGACACAACGAGCCGGCATGATCTCACGCCCGAGGAGATCGCCAGGAACAAAGAGCGAATCGGAGTGATCACCGCGGCTCTTGCTGGCCAGTTGACATGGGACGAGGCAGAAAAGGAGTGCACCAGGCTGGCCCATATAGGGCATTTTGAAACACTGACGGGGCCGGGAACGGGGACGTGATGACACTTGAAAGAAGGTTAGGACGCAACACCGCCACAATCGACGCCTCCCTACAGATGGCCAGGGACAAGCTGCTAAGGGCAGTGAGGGAAGGATCCACCGGGGTGGTGATTATCAAGGTGAGCTTATTGGCAGGAGGAGTGAGGAGTTTGACTGTTGGGGACGAGATTGTGGTGGAACCTGCAGGAGGGAACAAACAAAAAAAGCCGGACCCGTGAAGGTCCGGCTGGAGCACCGCAGGGTACAGACATATCCCCTGCGGTGCTGCTGTGGGTTAGTCCTCGGCGTGTGGGCCACTCGATCCACAGTGGCACAGTGGGGGTTGGTCGTGCCAAGAGCCGGTATGACCGCACTCCCGGCACGTAAAACGGTTTTGAGGACAATCGCTCCAGCGACAGGTTTCCCCGTCGCGGAGACTTCGGCCACAATGTTGGCAGGTGTTTTCGTTCATGGTTAATCCTCCTCATGTCCATCCCGACACTCTGACGTGTCGGTCCACGGTTGAAAATGGGTTCCGGTCTGCCAGGTGCGCGGACCATCACCGAAATTGTCGGTCCATCTCCCCTCGGTGAAAGAGGGAAAACGCCGGCAACCGCAAGGCTGCGTCTCAAAAGGTCTTGTTTCGATCTGGTCAGTCATAACAACCTCCTCGCCGGGTTGACCGGCATTTTGTTTGTCTACTCTTACGGGCAGGATCATAACTTTTTTGACCCTGCCCGATTTTTTTAATCACCCACCTGGATGCCACCTTTGGCGTAAATAGGCTCCTGCCGCCCGCAACCACCCTTACGGCTGATGCGGAATATATGGTCGTAATTGCCAGGATGGGCGCACAACGATATGCCGTACAATTTTAACTCCCTCACCAACGCACGGTGAGGGAGGCAATGCGTGCATGTTGCACAAGGTCCGATCATGTCGCCCCCCCCCTCATATGGTCTCATAGTTACCCGTGCTCGGGTTTACAACCTGCAGCTCGGTGCAGCCCCAGGCGCCCATTGCATAATCAAGCGGTTCAAAGATACCTTCGCCGGCGCTGTTGTAAAGGCGGTCGGTCATGGCGCCGCTGAAGTACAGCTCCCCGTCATCGTCTAGGAGCCTGAACGGGTGAACGTGATCAGGCCCTGGATCCTGCATTTTCTTTTGATCCAGGTGGTCATAGGTCAAAACCCAGCTTTTACCTCTCATGGCTCTATCTCCATCGCCGCGTCGATCAGATCCCTGATGGCGGCACTTTTATTCTTCTTGCGACTAAGCCACTCGACCTGGTCGCGAAAGAGGCTAACCGGGACGGGAATTACCCCGCCCCGATCAATACCGATCGTTTTTCGCCCCTGGCCCCGGTTAGGGCCTCCGTGGGTGTTTTTTTTCGTCAGCTCATCCATAAATCACATCAATAGTCCTCATCCCATTGCTCACCGTTCTCCTCGGCCTCCCTTCTCCAGTCCCTGTCCTCATACAAGGGCTCGCATTTGTCGCAGAAGATGGGATCCCCGTAGATCCCGGTCTGGCCACACACTGCGGGGACCATTTTGCCGCTGTACTTGGTCGGCACCCATTGTTCGATTCGCTTTCCGCATCCTGGCATGGTGTTTCTCCTTTTATTGGTTATGGCGCCCTCGGTGGGCGTGCTCATTTATGATCTGCGAGTAGGGCATAGCCACGACCCATCTCCTGCCGGTGTCGCCTCAACCCAACAGCTACCGCCAGCCTAACACGGTGAGAATCACCATTGGCGATTTTCAGCAGTTCGGTGGGGCTGTAATGCCGACGAGGATCGAGCCCGTGGCGACCAGCGAAAGCACGGGTGCCGGCCTCGCAATTACCAGCCTTCAGCGAGTCGCGAAGGCAGATCATGGCACCCTCTTTTTCGGCCTTGCGTACAGCCTTGGCATCAGCAACAGCGGCTCTCTTGGCATTTTGTCTGGCTGCGTATCGCTCGTTGATAACGGCCAAAATTGCACGCTTGCTGTAGTCGCGGAGGTCGTCGCTGTTCGGGTGATAATCTTTATCTGCAATGGTTAGCGACACTAGCCGCATACCGTTGCGGTCGCGATCCCACCTATATCCCTTTGGGGGCTGGAGCATGGAAACAGTAGCCATCCAATGAAACTCCAGGCCGAGTTTGCCACGGTCGATACCATAACAGGTCACCATGGGAGTGTACTCCCAGCGGACGTATGTACATCGGCTAGAGTACCGGCCCATGTTGTCATCCCGCGTCCAGGTGTATCTGTCCTCGCGGAGACTAGACTTTGGAGCATTCCAGTTCTTCCTGTTAGGGTGGCTCTTTCGCTCCGATTTCGCTACATACTCAGCACTGGCGGGACCGAGAGGAATCTTAGCCGTCCGTTTGGCGAGACGCTTCTTATCTCCATCCCAAGCTGATCTTTTCCATTCAGACTCGCGTTTCGTTGTGAGCCTAGCGGAAAGAGGGTGTTTTTGGTGCTGCATGATATATCGATGAGCACCCTTGACGGTTTCGGCGGACGACCCGAGGTTTTGAGCCGAGTTGACGATACGGTTAGCGATTGCGGTCTTGATGGTCTTCATGTTGGTCTCCTTCTTGCGACTTGGGCGCTTTAAGTGGGGATAGTTAGTCGGCAGTTTATTCACTTGCCGAGGTGGGGGGGTTACAGAGTGTCGATCCAAGCATCAAGCCGTTTGGTCCCGTATCGGCACATGCGCTGCGAAACCTTGAATGGCGCTTTGTGCAGGTCAGTTGCCAACGCCCTGAACACATACCAAGGGTCTTGATTCCAGCCACTTTTAGAGTGGCGAATCTCGTTTTCTCCACACCATTCAATGGCGGAGTCAACCATGCCCTCCAGTATGTTGATGGCACCCTTGGGTGGCACTATCCAGTATTCTCCGTCCTGAATAAAACCGCCAGTCTCGCTGTTGATAACCGAGTGCAGGACTATCATCTCCCCCTGCTTTGTGTTTACAGTCCGATAGTCGAAGCAGTAGAAGTCATCACCCGAACCTATAGCGAACTCAAGGTGTCCGTAAGGCGAGGTCAGGTTATACAGCTCGTCGCCAGGCTGGATGTTTTCTATCCGTTCGCCGGTATCCTGGTCGGTTGGGTCGAGGTAGTGTCCATATTCATCCATCGGCAGTCCGGTTGCCTCGTCGATGTGGTCGACGAGGCCCGTGCCTAAATCTTTTAGGTAGCCCATGTTACTCCTCCTCAATGATATGATCCCTGTTCGCGGTTGGTTAATAGCCCATCACTTCGTTGTATGCGTCGACCCCATGGAGCATCCCGGCCTCCATGGCGATCTCACGGCGCCACTCGGCATCATCATCGCGGCGGCTGTCCTTTCGCTTCCACAAGCACCGCTCTTCCTCGAGATCTGGGCCAACGACCTCGACCCAAACCTCCGGGTCGTGCATCACCCTGAAGTAATCCGCGAAGTGCGTCTCGGGGTCGTTGTAGATAGCCAAGGCCTCGGCCTTGGTGGCCACGTCGATACCTGTCATGCACAGGTCGTCCGTAAAGGGCTTGCAGGCCCAGATGTTAATAGAGTATTCCATGGTTAACCTCCTAAGAGTTGAGCCACTCAATCGTGGCGTAAACAAGAATAATGCCGGCGACACCGGCAAGTATCAACAAACCTTCCATCGTTTTAAACCCCCTCTACAGGTATTCGCTCTTGGTGTGATATCGCTTCTAGGATGCACGATACCTCGCGCCGGCGAGAAAACAGCAGGCAATACTCGGCGGCATCCCAGACCGATGGTGTACTTTCTGTGGCGTAAAACTCGTAATCTTCAGGCTCCCAATATCCGCCGCCATAGGTCTTCATGTAACCCAGATCGTAGACAATGCACGGGATAACCTTTTTACCAAGGATTGATAAAGCCTCGCGCTCTCCCATTATCACGTTGACCATGGCACCGGAGACCGTGGAAACCATCGTGCCCTCTTCCTCGTTGTCCTCGACCTGCACGGTATGGTCAGCTTGTTGAAGTATCCACACTAACCGGTCTGCAGCTTGCTTGATCTCTTTCAGCTCATCCATAATTCACCTCCCTGCTTCTGGAAATTGTTCTGAAAACCCGGGGTAAGCCTCGTCTCTAGCCAACCGCAGGCTGGTACAGGCCTCATCCCTGGTGTCAAACACATCAATGTAAACGTCGAACCTATCCTTGCGCTCCTCGGTGCTCTTGGCTGTGTCGTCAACCGCGATAACACCACCGAAGATTATCCTTCCATCGTCATATAGCCTTGTGCTGTATGCGTATTTCATAATGCTCTCCCTTGTTTCCTGGTTGTGATCCTGATCAACATCGACAACTCGCCGAACCCCAGCCCGTATGCACGGGCCAGGGACATTATGATTCGCAGTTTCATGTTGGTCATCTGGCCACCTCGCTTTCATTCCAGGTGTACAGCTCTTTCTCTACCGCCTTCTCCTCGTCGGTTCTGAACATCGGGAACGAGTGGTTGTTGTGATCATACCGTGACATCACCACGATCTTGTTCAGCTCGACCGGACCAAACACATCATCCGCAGCGTCGAACATTCCCAAGATCCCCCGGTCAATGTCGTTGAAGTAAATCTTTCCAAGAGCCTTTACCGCGACGATCCGTTGACCATGTTCGCTGTACCAACGTCCAGTGTTAAACTGTATTCTTTCCATAACTTACCTCCTTTGTTTTCTGGTTCGACCACCGGTCAATCCGGTGCCCAAAGTCGAAAACAAACGAGAGTGTTTTGTACGCGGGACGGCTGGTGCCGGTTGCCTCTGCTGCGATTCCCTCATGTTCTGGGGTGTGGGCGGCCACCTTCCCGCCTCCTGTCCGGGGGTTTTTTCTGATCTTCCCGGCCCCTGTCAGAAATCAACAGGTTGATTAAATAATAAACAATCAAAATATATAATCAAGCAAAAAAGAGCTGAATGAAAAAAAACTTTGCACCATCAGTGATCTAAGGTAAGGTTCAACCGATTGGTTTCGTGAGTCCCTCGCGGGTTAAACACCCGGAGCTTGACAACCGCCCGATCTGGATATGTACGCACCAGGGAGTGATCCCTTCTGCGCATGTATCCAGGTCGGGCTTTTTTTTTGGGAAAATGGCAGGAACACTCTCACCCAAACAACAAGCCTTCGTTGACCAGTACCTGGTGGACCTTAACGCCACTCAGGCATACCTGCGGGCCGGCTACAGGTGCTCGGAAGAAACAGCCCGTAGAAACGGGCATAAGCTACTGACAAATGCTGACATTCAGGAGTTTGTCGCAAAACGCATGGGAGACCGGGCAAAGCGCACAGAGGTCGACCAAGACAGGGTGGTGCTTGAAATAGCTCGCCTGGCGTTCAGTGATATCCGCAGGTTGTTCGATGGTAACCGTCTCAAGCGCATGGACGAGATCGACGATGCCACCGCAGCGGCCATCTCTTCCGTCAAAGTCTCAACAAGGCAGATTGGCGAGGGTGAGGTTGAGCACGTTGCTGAGATTAAATTCTGGCCCAAGACAACAGCGCTCGAACAGGCCGGTAAACACATCGGCCTGTTCGGCGCCGATAACGCACAGAAGAAGCCAGAGGTCACGCAGAACGTGTACCAGGAGCTGCCCCCTCATGTCGTGGAGATGATCAAGCGGTGATGACCAGGACTGAGCGCATAGGCCAATACGCCGAGATCCTGCAAGCTGCAGACGCCCATGGTGGCGTCGAGGCTGTTGACCTGGCGTGCCGCGAGCTGTGCAAGACTGATCTTTTCTACCTGCTCGCCTATGCGCTCAATCGTAAAGATGTGCGTGATTCTGACTGGCTCTTTGACCGTTGCCGAGAGGTCCAGGCCGATCCGGATGGTTACTTGGACCTGTGGGCCAGGGAGCACTACAAGAGCACGATCGTCACGTTCGCCAAAACGATCCAGGATATCCTGGTGGATCCCGAGATCACCATTGGGATTTTCAGCCACACGAAGCCCATTGCCCGGGCCTTCTTGCGCCAGATCAAATACGAGCTGGAAACCAACACCTTCCTGCAGCGCCTTTTCCCGGAGTCGCTTTACGCGGATCCGAAGAAAGAGGCCCCGGCCGCCGGCAACGCATGGTCCGAGGACAAGGGAATCACGGTCAAGCGCAGCAGCAACCCGAAAGAGGCCACCATCGAGGCACACGGGCTCGTTGACGGGCAGCCCACCAGTAAGCATTACGCCCTACTGATCTACGATGATGTCGTTACCCTGGAGTCAGTAACAAGCCCAGATATGATTGAAAAGACAACCGACGCCATGCGCCTGTCGTTCAACCTCGGGGCACATGGAGGCCGACGCCGGTTCATTGGCACCCGGTATCACTTCTCGGACACCTACCGGACCGTTATCAAGGACGAGATCGCCACGGCAAGGATATACGCGGCCACGGAAGACGGCACCGCCTCGGGCCGCCCGGTGTTCCTCGACCAAGAGACCAACGCCAGGAAGCGCAGAGACATGGGGCCATACATCTACGGCTGCCAGATGCTTCAAAACCCAACCAGCGAGAGCAATCAGTCGTTTGACCTGGAGTGGATGCGCTACTACGAGATCGAGCCACCGCTGGAGATGCTTAACCGGTACATCCTGGTCGATCCAGCGAACAGCAAGAAGAAAGGGTCGGATTACACGGTTTTCTGGGTGGTCGGTCTCGGGGAGGACCGGAATTATTACGTGCTCGACTGCATCCGCGACCGGTTGAACCTCGCCGAGCGCACCGAAGCGCTCTTCGACCTGCACCGCGATTACTTACCTGATGGTGTCGGGTACGAGCAATATGGCATCCAGGCCGATGTGCAGCATATCGAGGAAGCCATGGACCGCAGAACCTACAGGTTCTCTATCACCCCACTCGGTGGCAGGGTCAGCAAGGAAGAACGCATCAAGCGGTTACAACCCAAGTTCGAGCAGGGGCGCTTTTGGTTCCCCAGGACCATTTTGAAGACCAACAAGGAAGGGAAGCGAGAGAACCTGGTCCAGGTGTTCCTGGACAACGAGTACACCGCGTTCCCTGTGTGCATCCACGACGACATGCTCGACGACCTGGCCAACATCCTCCACCCTGATATGTCGGCTGTCTTCCCTGTCGCCCGGGTGCGAGAGCCAAAGAAATCATGGCGCGAACGCCTATCGATGGCTGGTGGTATCAACCGCGGCATGCGGCCGGCCGGCCTGGGATCAGCGTAAAGGAGCATTATGGCCAAGCAAGGCGTGATCGACAAGAGCAGGACCAAGGAATCCGACCAGGCGGTCGTCTCCAGGAATTGGGACCGCTACCAGTACGGCAAAGATCGTGGCCATTACAGCTATATCAACCGGGCCAGGGAGTGCGAGAACTTCTATCTTGGCGCCGGCCTGCAGTGGTCCGATGAGGATCTTGCTTATCTCAAGCTGATTGGTCGCCCGGCCATGGAAGACAACCACATCTTCCCCGCAGTCAACACCGCCAAGGGCCTGCAGCTTCAGAGTCGTGTCGATATCGCTTTCCGGCCTGCCAAGGAAGGGACCAGCGAGCAGACCGCCGAAACCCTGTCGAAGATCGTCATGCAGCTCTGCGACGATATCCAGTACCGGTGGAAAGAGACCCAGGTGTTTGACGATGGCATGATCCAGCGTCGGGGTTACCTGGAGTTCAAGGTGGACTTCAACTCCAATATCAACGGCGACATCACCTGCAGCGCAATCAACCCGTTGCATGTGATCCCGGATCCGGACGCCAGCGGCTACGACCCTAACGATAAGGATGCAGGCTGGTCCGATATCATTGTGTTGCGATGGCTAACAATAGACAGGATTGCCGAGCTATACGGCGAGGCGAAGGCCAACGAGGCCGAGCTAGTCCATGGTGGCACATACCGTGGCGATATGGATGCCGAGCTGGAGGACGCCGAAGGATTCGCCCAGGAAGGCGCACTGTCTACCATGGGTGAGACGACCGACGAGAAGGGCGTCAAGCGCGTGCTGGTTGTAGACCGGCAATGGCGCCAGATGATCATGCAGCCCTGCTACGTGTACCCGACCGGCGATGTCATTACCGCTATCGGCATGAGTCCCGAGCAGGAGCAGGCAGCCGTTGCCAACGGTGCGATTAAGAGCAAGCGCTTCCTGCCGCGTATCCGGTGGACCGTCACAACATCTGACACCTTGCTGCACGACGATTGGAGCCCATACCGGACATACACCATCGTTCCGTATTTCCCGTACTTCCGGCGCGGTCGCAGTCGCGGCATGGTGGATAACGCCATCAGCCCGCAGATTGCCTACAACAAGCTCAAAAGCGCCACGGTGCACATCATCAACACCACGGCAAACAGTGGGTGGGTGGTCGATCAAGGCGCCCTGATCAACATGACCATCGCGCAGCTTGCCGACTATGGCAGCCAGACCGGCTTGGTCATCGAAAAGGTTGCCGGGAAAGAGGTCAAGAAGATCGATCCGAATCGGCTCCCTGAAGGTCACGACCGCCTGATGGACCGGTGCGAATACTCGATCAAGACGATCACGGGGATATCGGACGCGCTGCAGGGGCTCAATGGCCGCGAGGTGAGCGGTGAAGCGATAGCAACCAAGCAGTACATGGGGCAGACCCAGATGGGCGGGCCTTTAGATAACCTGGCCCGGACCCGGTACATGGCAGCCAGCAAGATCATGGAGCTGGTGCAGGATTTCTACACAGCCCGCCGGGTGATGATGATCACTGACACATCAGATATCGCAGATATCAAGAGCGTCCCTGTCGTTGTCAACGACGTGCAGCCGGATGGGACCGTGCTCAACGACCTGACCGTTGGCGAGTACAGCATCATCGTGACCGATCAACCGACCCAGGCCACCTTCCAAGACAATCAGTTCCAGCAGGCCATGGAGATGCGGGCCAAGGGCGTGGCCATTCCTGACTCTGCGGTAATCGAGATGTCCTCGCTCACCAAGAAGCACCAGATCGCCAAGGCTATGTCCGAGCAGGTACAGCAGGCAGATCCGGTTGCACAGGCCAAGGCAGACGACCTGGTTGCTGCCGCCGAGCTCAAGCGGGCACAGGTTGGCAAGGTTAAAAACGAGATGGTCAACGTCGGCGTTGATGCACAGTACAGCGCAGTGCAGGCTGCCGGCGTGCTGGCCACCAGTCCCTTGCTGGCGCCTCTCGCAGACCAGATGCTGCGCTCGTCAGGGTTCGAGGACCAGGACGCGGCGCCGATCATCCCTAGTACGGAAGGATTACCACAGCAACCGGTGGATCCTGGGGCCGTGGCACAGTTGGGCGGAATGCCCATTGACCAGGTTCAGCCACCAACGGCGCCAGCTCCCGTTGACGCGGGTATGTCGCTTGCCGGTGGCGCACCAGACACCAGCGGTCCGGACGGGGCCAAGGCTGGGATCGAAACACCAATCATCGATTGAAGAGGGAGGAGATGATGAAAGAGAAAGCTGAAGATGGATGGATTGTTGAACACGGCAATCTGTCCGATTTGTCGATTGACGAGCTGCTGACCGCGTTCGACGGTTTTCATGCTGGCCGAGTGCTCTGGCCAGGCACCGCCTACGCAGAGGTGAAGGTATGAGCGCCACTAAGGAGCCCGTCGAGATCCCCGAGATGATTCTCTATTGCGAACGGTGCTTCGTCTTGGGCAACTGCCCGCCAGAAGCGCGGAGAGAACAGACCACCGTCGACAACCCGCACGCTTCCGTACTGTGTGGGAGCTGTTTGCATGAGCACGGGATTATGCCAATGGTCGAGAAGCTGGAGGAGGAAGGCCATGGGTGAGTTTGCAGCGCTTTACCCTCTTCCTGCAGGAGAACAGCTCCTTGTTCTGTTGATCGACGACGCAGATCTTGGACCGGCCATCCAATACGTCACAGAGGTGCACGGAGCTATGGTGTCTGCCACCGTGCACATGCTTTCGCCTGCTGACAATGGCAATTACCTGAAACGGCTCTCAGCGAAAGAAGAGGCCCGCCAGATGATTGGCAACCTCGACGAGGAGTCCGTCAAGACAATCCGCCGGCGCTTTGTTCGGGACATTGCCGGCGACGAAAACACATTCACAAAGGAGGAACTTGAACCATGCCAGCCGAATTGAAAGACGAGCTTGAAGAGCAGGAAGAACTGCACATCGACGACGATGACTCTGCAGGCGACGGAGCAGATGGCAACGCAGGAGACGAGGACCGTGGAGACGATTTTGTCGACCCCGAGTTACAGGCTGACGAAGATGTTCGTGGAGACGCCGGAGAAGCTGGCCAGCAGGGAGACAAGGATGCTTCAGGGGATCCTGGAGAAGGCAGCGACACTGGAGATGGAAAGATTCCTGCGTCTCGCCTTGGAGAGGTCTCCCGGGCAAAGTCAGCGGCCACCGCTATCGCCGACGGTCTGGTTGACGGAAGCATCGACCCGTCGATTGTCCGAGATTTCGGTGGCGCCGCTGCGGTTGCCAAGGCTGTTGCCAACCGAGAAATCACCATTGAAGACCTGAAGACCGGTATCACCCCGTTCAAGCAACAGGAGGAAACCGGTGGGGCGGCTCAAGTGCAAACCGAACATGCCGCCTGGGATCTCGATGCAAAGTATGTCGAGTACCAGGAGCTGGTCGATGCCGGAGAAACTAGAGAGGCGGCCACCCTGTTGCGGAATATCAACAAGGAAGAGCGGGCCAGGGAGCGGGCAGAGGAGCAGCAGCAGCAGGAGCAACATAAAGTCACCTCGTTCGTCAAGCAGTTGGTCACCGACTTCCCGATCCTCAACGACCCCAAGAGCAGAGAACACAGAAAGGTCATGGTGTTTGCCAACCTCCTGCAGTCAGAGGGTATGGACCGCATCTCAGCCCTGAAGGAAGCCGTGGCTGAGGTTGGACTGGTCAAGGCTGGAGACGTTGACGTTGGCGGCCAGGATCAAGACGGGGGTGAAACCCCGCAGCAGCGAGTGATTCGCCAGCGAAAGGAAGCGGCTATCCGCAAGGCGGCCGATGCACAGAACCGACAACCGCCACCAATGGACCTTGGCGCCAGTCCTAAAGGGCCGGCCAAGGTTGATGTCTCGAAACTAGACGAAGACTCTTTCAGCAGATTGAGCGAAGACGAGAAGCGACGGGAGCGCGGCGACTTCCTCTAGGATATCAACAGTAAGGGTGCGACTGTCCATCGCACCTTGGCCCGGGGCAGGTCCAACCTCCTTCCCTGTCCCGGGCCATTTCTCCCAAAGGAGGTAGGTTAGCCACCTATACCCCGGCGAACATTCGTAATGCCACCCTGCGATAGAGGGGGCCGACTCGGTGCCGTAAGCATCCGCACTCGCAGCTTGGGAGCGACATTCCAAGGAAACCAGAGAAGCGACGATCGGAGAGTCCGACCGTCAAACCCTTTTTTCCTACACGAATGGAGATTTCCCATGGCAACGAATTTCGCCGGATTGACCACCAAACAAAAACTCGTCTGGTCACGCGACACTTGGCAAGCCGCCCGTGACAAGATGTTTATCAAAAAATTCGTTGGGACTGGCGAAGACGCCATGATCCAGCGGGTTACCGAACTGACCAAGACCGAGAAAGGTGAGCAGTGCATCATGTTCCTGGTCGCCGACCTGATGGGCGACGGCGTCGTTGGTGACAACGAGCGCGAGGGCATGGAGGAGGACATGCAGTCCTACGAGCAGATCATCACTATTGATATGATCTCTCACGGTGTGAAGAACAAGGGCAAGATGTCCGAGCAAAAGACGGTCATCAAGTTCCGCGAGCACGCAAAGGACAAGCTGGCATACTGGCTCGCCAATCGGCTCGATCAGTTGGCATTCCTCACCCTGTCTGGTATCGGCTACGACAAAATGACCAACGGCGCCACTCGTGCGTCGACCGCGTTCAACACCCTGGCGTTCGCGTCTCAGGTATCGGCACCATCCACGAAGCGGTCATTGATGTGGACCGGGTCCGCCCTGCAAACATCGAGCACCGGCAGCATCACCACCGGTTACCTGCCGAACTACAAGATGATCACCAACCTGGTTGCCTACGCCAAGGACCACTACGTCAAACCGTTGATGAGTGGCGGCAAGGAGTATTATGTGCTCCTGGTCAAACCTGGCACCCTGGCATCGCTGAAGAATGATGCCGATTACAAGAACGCGGTCATCAATGCAGCTCCGAGCGGCAAAGACAACCCCTTCTTCACTGGTGCAACCGTCACCTTGGACGGCGTGGTCATCCATGAGCACAACATGGTGTACTCGACCACCGGCACCGCAACCAAGTGGGGCGGCGGCAACGCAATCGAGGGTACTCGCTCCCTGTTCTGTGGAGCCCAGGCTCTTGGTATGGCCGACCTTGGCACTCCGGAGTGGGATGAGAAGACCTTCCAGTACAACAGCCAGACCGGTATCAACATCGACAAGATGTTCGGCTTCCTGAAGCCTAAGTTCTTCTCGAACGCAGACAACTCGGTTGAGGATTTCGGCGTCATCGCCGTTGATCATCACCTGCCGATGTAATCCTGATCTCCCCTGGAGCAATCCGGGGGAGACATAACCACCTTTTTATAGGAGATACACCATGCCTCTTACCACTGTGAACTTTGAAGGGCGCCAAAGCTCCCTTTTCGCGGTCGCAAAGATCACCTCTGCGGACTTCACCACCACCGCGTTTATCCCGCTGATCAAACTGCCGGCCAACCACATCAAGCTCCAGGCTTACCTTGGGGTCAAGGTGGCATCCGGCGCAGCTCTAACCTTGGCACTCGGAACCTCCGGGACACCGAACGGCATGCTCACCGCTACGTCCGTAGCAGCAACAGGCAAGACCGTCGTTGCCGCAGCAGGCCTCGGGAATAGCGTTCCGATGGGCGGTGAGGTCATCGGCGCTACGCCATCGACCGGCACCAGCACCCTGCTGGAGGCGTATGTGGTCATTGAGTACATCGTCTTGGGCCGCCACCAGGTCACCGAGTCCTGATCAACTTAACCCATAGGTGTGAACCGCCAGGGCTTCAACACCCTGGCGGTTTTCATAAACAACTGAAAGGAGGATCCATTCATGAAGTTCCGATCGAGAAGCGACGGCGGTGCACTCACAGCCGAGCAGAAGCACGAGGCCATCAAGGCCGCGATCGTCGCCATGCTCGACGGCAAGGACGAAGGATCATTCACCACCGCCGGTCTCCCCAACATGAAGGTGCTCGCCAAGCTGTGCGGATTCCAGCTCACCAAGGATGAGATGGAGGCCGCCTGGGCCGAAGTTTCAACCACAGACCCTGCATAAGGGAGAATAACCAATGGCCACCGGTGGAGATATTGCAGAGTACGTGCTGGGTGTCGTCCAGGATGACAGCTTTGATGAAGATTCTGTCCTTCTACCACTGCAGCGACGGCACGCCTCGGAACGTCATCGAGGTGTGCAACAGCAAGGACCAGTTGAGCCGATACTACGACCACCGGTTATCCGAAACCGGCACGCAGGTTAAAGGGGTGGCTGCGGTCAGGCCACTCCTATACTACGCTCCGCGACCGGTGACGTCCACGGTGCTGACACTCCGGTATCAGCGTGTCCCAAGCACGATCACCTCGTCAACCGATATGGACACCATTCTTCCAGACGGGTTTTCAGATATGTTCGAGCATTATGCCATGTGGAAGCTCTACGAGAAGGTCGAGCAGGGGCTTGAGGGCCAGAAGGTGGATACTAACCACTACATGAGCCTTTTCCTGGGGATGTTCGATGAGTTGGCGCTCTCTCTCAAGGAGGGCGTTTCGTTGCCACCTCCACCGATCGCCAGGATGGAACAATGGTAAAGCCGATCACGCTCTTTACCTCGTCGGCGGGGCTCAACACACGGCTCGATCCACAACGGCTGCAGGCCGGGTACGACAACAAGACCGGTGTGTCGGAGTTTGCCCAACTCGTCAACGTCAACATCGATGACCGAGGACTCCCAGAACTTCGTCCTGGATTCACCGAGGCCGTTGCCGGTGAGTTCCACTCCCTGTTCTGTGATGGGGGAGACTGTTTTGTTGTCCAGGAGCGGACGAGTGACGCGGCTATCATGCGGGTCAATCCGGGTCTGTCTCTCTCTGCAGTGCAGACTGGTCTGGCTAAGAATCGTCGCATGGCATGGGCGCAGAACAGTACGGATACTTTCTATGGCAATGGTGCCCAGGACGGGTTCATCCGAAATGGAGTCCGCTCCGCATGGCCGTCAGGAAGTTATCAAGGACCGGATGACGACAGGGATTTTGTGACGATGCCCCCGGCGAACCATATCGCGTTTTTCAAACACGCCATGATAGTCATCGCTATCGGCGCCGTGGTCTATGTGAATCATTCCCCATTCCAGTTTGGGCTGTTTAATCCTCGCTCCGGGTACATCGGGTTTCAGTCAAATGTTGTCATGCTCGCACCAGTGCAGAACGGCATCTTTGTTTCTGACAGTGAGCGCACCTGGTTCCTGCGCAAACTTGACACCTGGTACGGTTTCAGACAGGAGATCGTTGCCGAATACCCGGCCCTTGAGTGGTCATTGGCCATCGGCAAGGTCGCGCTGAGAGATGTCGGGATCGATGCACCTGGATTCGGGCGGCTCTGGGGGAGCCGTGATGGAATTTGTCTGGGGATGGATGACGGGAGTTTTTTGAATATCACCAGAGAAAAAGTGGCATATCCAACAGGATACAGCAGTGGCGCAACCATGGCGATCGATAAGGTTGCCTATCACACAGCAACCATTTGATTTAGAGAGGACACAATGCCAGAGAGATTTTCCACAGGACATGCCCAGGTTGTTTGCGAAGCGATTGCATCCGCGTATGAGGATGGCGTCCTTGCTATCTTTGGTGGCGCTTCGCAACCTGCAGACACCAACAGCGCGGAGACCGGCACTTTGTTGTGCCTGATCACGCTTGCCAGCGGAGCCTTCACCGCTGGTGTTGCCACCAACGGCATAAATTTTGGCACTCCTGCGAATGGGGTGTTGCCCAAGGCAAGTGGGGAGACGTGGAGTGGTGTCGGTCTGCCTGCGGCAGGTTCCGGGACAACAGCGACGTATTTCAGGTTCTATGCCAACGAGTACGTCACAGGGGCCAGCACGACTGCGGTACGCTTCGACGGAGCCATCTCTACCGCGACAACGGCAGAGCTGCAGATGACGGTGACCACCATCGTTGATGGCGCTCCGGTTGTGGTCAACGTCTTCAACTATACACCTTCCAGGGGATAATCATGGCATATCGTAACCTTGTTGGCATCAACTGCGCAAGCAAAGCGGAGTTGTTCAAGAGAATGCGCGATTTTATATGCCGCCGGAACGGATCGTATGATTACTCGACGACCGGGATCGGGTGGACCCTGTTTGACTCTAGCTACGCTGTCAACCAGGACACGATTTCGACAAACGATTGGATCGTTATCTACTCGCCTGGGGAATCAGGAAATGACGATCTGTATTTTCGGATGCGGTACATCTCGGGGTTCATCGTCATTGAGGGTTTTTTGTATTGGGACGCTGCCGCCAACACTGGCGTCCAGCAGTATAACTCGACCTCAAATTTCACGGTAGGCGATTCTGATGTCCCGGTTTTGTGGGTGTATGGAGATCTTGACTCGGTATTCCTGATAGAGAGGCCGACTACCGGGTCCGCGACATTCAACCCAGCACCGTTTGGTAAGGTCGTCAACACGCTCTACCCGCAAGATGTGTACGCCACAACAAACTCAGTAACTGCAGGTGCAGGCGTCACGATCAATTTTGCTTCAGTTCCATCAAGCTGGAAGGCTGGGCAAAAGTTGTTCATCCGGAACAACGCATCCATTGAAATGTTCACTATCAGTTCCATCGGATCTGGGTCAATCGTAGCGTCGAGTTTGGCGACATCGTATAGTTCCGGGGCAAAAGTTGCGGCAGACGTAGGATACTTTGCCCCAACCGGAGGCACAATGGGGTCCACCGGCACCCTGCTGATCAACCATGTCGGCACGAAAAGTGTTGCCACAAGCGCATGGACGTACATGACCACACCATCATTCGGCAGCCCAGAGAACCTGAACCAAGACCACATCATAACCCCGTATCTGTTGACATTTACGAATGAATACTATGGTGAGCTAAAGAACGTCTACAGGCGAAACAACGGCACGTCGATGACAGACCTCAATGTATATCCTGATGTCTCGGATGGGGCTGTTAATTATCGATGTTTCACTGTGACGACTGGCCATTTTATCGCCGTGAAAGAGGTCACCTGATGCCTGTCAAAGTTGTCCGATGCAACGAAAAAATTCTGCACGGGTCTGGGGTGCCGTTCTATCCTCTCCGCAGAGCAATAGTTGTGCGGGACGCCATCAAGAAGCCGCGTAACAGCGGAGTAAACTTCACACTGGCAGGCACGGTCAAGAATCCTGGGGGGACAGGGTTATCTCGTAAAATCATTGCATATAAAGGCGGATCTGAAACGGTGGTGAGTGCCTCTACCTGGTCGGACAGTCAGGGGAATTTCTCCACAATCGTCAACGGCAACAGCAACGATGAGTTCCGGGTGGAGGTTTTAGGCGATGTTGGCGAGAACACCGTTGTGTTTGACCATGTAAGGCCAGAGTAATGGCGGACTATACTCCACCGTCTCCATCGGCAATAGCAGCGACGCTGGCCAGTGGATATGTTCCCCCGGCAGCGAACAACCTCAACTTCGTTGTTGGAGCCATCCAAGCCATTTTATGTGTTGGCGATGTCACCGCACCATTAGACACTGTTGAGGCGGCCGCAACTGTCACCATCATAGCTACAGGAGCCGTATCCGAGTCGGCAGGAGAGGTTGCCGCTACTGCGGAGTCGCATGTTGTCCTTGGTAATATCGTTGAGCCAGTGGCCGAGGTTTCGGCTACAGGTGAGTCTGATGTCGAGGTAGTTTCCGGAACAGGAGATGTTGTACAACCAGCAGGGCTGATTTTGGCGGTGGCAGCAAATGCAGCCATCATCGGGCGCCTTAAATCATTCGACACCATTTCCGGCACAGCAACGACACCAACCTACGGGGTCGGGCGGGTCAGGCAGTCGGCGACCATCTCAGGCACATGCGAATCCTCGGTTATCATTGAGGGTGTCGGTTCCATCGTTGAGCCCACCGGCTCTCTGGTCGGCAGGGCGCAGACTCCAAATATCTGCTACGGAGATGTCCGACAGGAGGTCGGTGTTGTTGCCGCTACTGGCACCGCCGAGCAGGTGAGCGTAGCGCATGGTAATGTCGAAGAGAGCGTGCCGACAGTGGCCGCCACGGCAACCGCTCACATCGTGGTATATGCCAATGGCACTGTTACCGAGCCGGTCAGTGCTGTCACTGCGGCGGCCAACCACCGGATAGTCTGCGACGGGCAGATCATGGAGCCGGTCGGACGGGTGTCAGCCAGGATCATAAACCCGGGGAGTTCCGGTGTGCTCCAGTACCAGAGAGATGCGAATCGTTCTGGAGGGACCGCACCAGCAGCCTTTACACCGCTGGGGTTTTCGAGGGGGGCCGTGGTTGCCCCAACCGCCGACAGCGTACCACCTGACCCTTTACATTTTTCACGATAGAGGAGGCTGAAAATGCCATACGCTGAAGTAGAAGGTAGCTATATCTCCAGTACCGTTTTCCAGATGGATCACCCTGTCGCCCCATTCAATGAGGTGCGGGATCGTCTGGATGACACGATGGCCAAAGCTGAATCGATGCTGGAGATGCTCGTCGGCGAGGATGGGCAGAGTGGTTTCCTTGGGGATCTAAACACCGCCATTACGTCTGCCCCTGTCGTGGATGTTCCTGTCCCTGATGTTGATACTGAATATACTCTTGAGACATCTGGGCAGTTGGTTCCTGTGTTTGATCCGCTCGCTTTGGCAGAATACCCGACCGACACTTACCCAAACCCGACGATCGCAGCCCTGCCTACGGTTGACACCGCATTCGACCCGCTGCAGGAGCCGGAAGACATCGACCCTACGCTCTCGTATTCTGAGACAGCGCCATCCACTGCGGTCTACACACCGCTGCTGGCAAAGATGCTTGTCTACTTGCAGGATGGATACACCGGTATCGACCCTATAGCCGAGCAAGCCCTGTATGATCGGGCGAGGAATCGCCAGCAGGCGACCAGGGTGGCCGAATGGAACAAGATCAACGACAATGCTCTCGCAATGCAGTTTGCCCTGCCTTCTGGGGTCTTGCTTTCGGCGCAGACCGATTTTGCCATCGGAGCCACACGGCAGGACGCTGACATAAACAACCAGATCATTGTTGAGCAGGCCGATCGTGAGCAGAAACACCAGCAGTGGATCCTCCAACAGGCCAACGTGCTCGAAGATCTCATCCGCAAGTTTGCCGATCTCAGGTCAGCGCGTGCGCTCGACGCGGCAAAAGCACAGGTTTCATCTGTCCTGCAGGATTTTTCGGAGCGGGTGAAGCGATATGTCTCCGTGTGGGAGGGACGCAAGACAGCGGTCATGGCGCAGGTTGAAGTGCTGCGGGGCGTGATTGAAGGGAACAAGGGGGCCGTTGAAACTTTCAAGGCTCAGTATGATGCGCTGAAAACACGCTCCGATGCGGTCACCGCGCAGAACAAAGGATTGATAGACGTATATCTGGGAGAGGTGCAGGGGTTCGGTGAGGCAGAGAAGGCGGTGGCGTCCCGCAACGAGTCTGCGATCAAGTTGATTACAGCCAGAATTGCGGCGGCAGAGCTTGAAGTCCGTGCGGCCATAGCCGACTCTGAAGCACTCATATCGGGGTATTCTGCAGAGGGCAACCTCCGTCAAAAAGTCTCTGCTGACCTGGCGAATATCACCGCACAGACCGTCGCATCTCTGGTATCCGCAGTCAATGTCTCCGCAAATTGGGGCTACAGTGCTGGTGAATCCACATCGGCCAGTTATAACATGGGCGTGTCGTTGAGCGAGAGCCACCAGGTAGAGCACGATCCGATTGCGTAAATGGTTACTGTCCCCACCAAATTTGTCTTTGACAAAAGTTCTCAAGAGAGCAGGGCACTGGTCGGTTACGCCAAGAAGTCCATGCTCATCCTTGAGCGACTGATGGAGTATCAGGGGCTAGAGCAGTTGCAGTACCGTGTCGTTCCGTACCCGGGGGCTCTTGTCGTCTGTTCCAAGAGGTTCGGAATAAGGACTGTCGAGATTTACACTGGAGGGGAACAGCCGACCCCGAAAAAGAAGGTGAGGAAAGAGTGTCTGTGTTTCCCGCACGTCACTACCGGGTTTATCGTCAAGATTTACCCGGAAGACATTCCTCCACTGGATGCCACCCTTACCGCCGGCAGGTTTTACTACGATATGTTGTTGTGTCGTGGGTCACAGTACGTCATGGCCCGTGAAGTGTGGGCCTCTGGGTGGGAACAGTATTTTGTTGGGCAGATGGTGATGGTAAGTATCGGTGGACCTATCGATATAGAAGAGTACCCGGACTATCCAGAGTACGACTGCGACCGGTTCTGTCTGTTGCAGGAGCCGGCTTTCACCTCCATGGTTGTGGTGCCGTTGACCATACCTGGGATGATGAAGAAATGGCCCATTGTTCGAGAGGTGTACCAGTGAGGAACCGCCATGGCGATCATTAAGCCGAACACTCCACCGAACTCGGTTGAAGGGTCAGAGTATTACCCTTATCTTGCCACCGTTGAAATAGGCGCCGAGGTGCTGAAAACGGCCTGCGTGAAAGAGGTTGAGGTTGTCGGACTGTCCAGCGCCACTGCAGTGATCATCTCTTTAGATGATGTGGAGTATGAGAATGTCCCGGTCTACATCCACACCGATGTAGGGTGCCGTGAGCGGAGTATGATTGAAGAGGATGCCGAGCAGGCGGCCTCCTATTTTGAGTACGCTGCTGGACTCTTTCCCATGGCCGGTGGGATATCAACATCAATGGGAACCACGCTTACACCTAAAGCCCTGGCCCTGTTTGACGGTGAAGGTCTTCCTCTTTTTGTTTTTCACGTTCTATCATCGGCACTCTATAACTTCAACGATTCTAAAGAACATGCTCCTCGCACTTGGAGGCTCTATGCCCTCTTAAAGATACACAATGGTTCATACTCTGTAACGGAGTATTCCCTGTATGATATAGGTACTGACACAGTACCATTGGTCCCTACCTATATTGATCAAGACCCATCAACTCCAGTCATTGAGGCTCGACGTGTTGTTTTTGCAGACTCCCTAGATACGGTTCAACCGTTCTTGCAGCGAGGGTTTCAGTTCCAGACAGCTACACCGATACGCACCGCATGGCATAACATTGGTTGCGAATTTGATTCTACATCGTATGGGGAGGCTGGGGAGACTGATTCACCAACAAATTATTATTTTTACAGAAGCAACCCGCAATACCCATTTTCTATAGGGTCAACTTGGGTCGAGTGCAACCTTGGCGCGATCTATGCAAGACGCGAACAGAGCTTAGTGGTTGATCCAGGGTATGATTCTCCAACGTGGGTCAGAACAGGGTACGCGCTGCATCACTACAACATCTGGTCGAGAGTCTATTTGGAGTATGACAACGATGATGATCCGTATTATCAATGGAGTCACAAATGCTACTATGATGATGACTCAGTTCTGTATTTTATAACCTTCAGAAGGTATGAGAATACTTCAGTGGATTATAAAACTGATCCGGTCACATATCCAAATTCTGACACTGTGGAAACAGAGACAGTAATGCTCTTTGTACTCGAAGATCTAGAGAACCTTGATCAGGTTGATGACGCAGATAAATTTATATCAACGACCCACACTGTAAAAGAGGCTAGATATGGTGCGAATTACCATTACAAAACTACAATTGAACAAGATCATTACACCATCGAAGGGGCTTCATACGCTAGAGGCAATGCTAATGGATGTTTTATATGGAGCGGTGCAGTCAATATCACGGCTGTAACAGCGACACGAACACAACTGTTGTTCGTTCGCATTGATCTTGACGAGGAACTTGAATATACAGAGACTAATGTTGTAAAATGTTCAGTTACCCACCGCACCGAAGATTGGTGTCTTGTGGACAACATGGAAGGTCTCTCCACTTTTATCAATGATGTGTACAGGGACACTTCAAATGACTATGAAGGGCAAGGTATGTACATTGATCTGAGTTTTCACCTCATCCCCCACGACGTTAGGATACGGGAGCTTTTATAATGCTGACAATCAATCTTGCAAACCGCGCCATCTCGCAGAACACCCTGCCATTCAGCTCCATGTGCCAGTTCGGTGACACGTACCTGGGCGCGACATCGTCCGGGTTGTTTTCCATCGGTGGATATAATGATGACGGGGTTTCCATTCCGGCCCTGATAAAATCTGGGGATATGGATTTCGGCACACACTCGCTCAAACGACCAAGGTTTTTCTATTTTGGAATACGATCGACAGGCGATGTTAAACTGCTGATCTTCTGTGACGGAAACCTTGTAACAGAGTATAATGTCGGGTCAACAGGAGGCGACATTAAAGAGGTGCGCGTTCCAGTCGGCAGAGGTGCCAATGGCCGATATTGGGCGTGGGGTGTTGAGAACGTCAACGGCGCTTTCGTTGCGCTCTACTCGGTCAAAGCAATCATGCTTTTCATGCACCCTGGACAGGGTTACGCTTAAAAAAAACACCACGAGGTGCGCACTATGATCTCCGCAAAGAAACAAACCAACGACGAGCAGGCTGTCAACGCGCTTTCTGGGATCCAAACAGGAACCGGATCGGAAGCGGCCACTGTTCCACAGACGGTTCAGCAGTTGGCTCCTGCCCAACCCGCGAAGAGTCCGCTTGAAATAAGCATGGAGAACTCCGACAAAATGAAGAGCCCTGCCCAGAGCGCAACTACTGGACCCAAGTACCTGACGAGGGAAGAGGGCGCCGCCATGGGTCTTGGCTGGAAAGGGAGAATGGCGAAGTTCAAGGAGGACACAGAGGCGCACAACATTGCGCAGAGCAACGCCGCAGCCCTTGCACGGGAGCAGTTGTCGCAAGGTGGTCAAACCTTGAGGCAAGGTATGGCAAACGATGGCGCCATGGCCACGACCAGGTTGCGGGAGGTTGCGGAAACAGGACGAAACAACGCCACTAACCGGGCCGCACTGCAACGGGTACAAACCGGAGAACAGGGCGCCATGGATCGTCTCGTCAAAGGGCACGGGTTCACCTTGGAGCAGATGGGACAGAAGGAAAAGTTCGACGCTGCCGGAGACCACCGAAAGTTTGCGTCTCAGGCCGTCCTGGCTGGAGCACCAGGATCCCAGGTCAACAACATGGCTAACGCCAACCCCGGGTTCCCGGTTGATTATTCCGGAGTGCAGGTGCCCTTGAAGAATACCCAGCAAGACCAGTTTCAGTTTATCACAAAAGACAACCAGGCAGGGCAACCACAGTCCGTCATGGTCGGGAACCGGCAAACCGGGCAGCTCCAAGAGGCCCCAGCCGTGTCAGCGCTGGCCACTGGTGCGCAGCAGCAACCGCAACAGCAACCAGGCAACACACCTGTTGCCGGCAAGCAGCCAGCAGCGGCTGACGCCTACGCGAAGATTTACCAAAGCAACCCGCAGCGACTGCATGAGGATGTGGCGTCGGCAGCGGCACAGATCGGCACCGTCTATAAGACGGACGAGGAGCAACTCTCCTACCTTAACGCCACCAGGAAGACAAACCCGATGCTGTTCCAGGCCCTCAAGCAGCAACTTAGCCAGCAACAGGCAGTTGCTCGATAAAAGAGAAAAACACCCCTCCAACAAGAAAGCCCACGGGAGAGCGCATACATGGCCATCGCAGACGTATTATCACGACTGGACGAGATCGAGCAGGGAGAGAAAACCCAACAGGATGCGGTTGGATTACTGGCGCAGTCTGTTCCGGCCTCGCCTACCCAGGCACAGCAACAGCCGCCCAGGCGTGCGCTCTCAACCATGGAGATTATCAACGCAGCCGAGAACATTGGCCAGCAAGAGGATGTTGAGCAAACCAAAGCGCAACAGGAGCATGATAGACTCGGGGTGATCGGTGGCCTTGGCGCTGACCTTCGTCAGGGCGCTCTGCAGATGCGCAAATCAGTTGGTGGCGCGATGGAGGCCGCCGCAGAAAACTTGCGCAGCATCAGCCCGAGTAAAATCGCCAGCGGCCTGTTGTATCCCGACCAGAACACGACACCCGAGCAAGAGCAGGCACTCGAAACCAACACCCCGGCGATCAGCCGGTTGATATCCCAGAATCAAGCAGATGCGTCAGGGCGCACCCTGCAGGATGTCCAGGCTGAACACAGTGCGAGCAAGTCTGCGTTTGAAGGTGCAATGTCCTGGGTAGACGCAGCCGTGAAGCCGCTTGCCGAAGATGCCGCATACTACCTTGAAGGAAAGGGCGGACAGATAGCAACGAGTGCAGAGGAAGCTCTGAAGAAACACAAGGGCGGGGAATCTCCAAAGACAAAGGGTGTTGATCTTTGGGACGTGTACACCGCCCCGGACATGACACTCTCTGATAAAATAGGCGCTACTGTTCACAGGATGGTGTCGCAGGCTCCACAAATGGGCGCCTCCTTCCTGCTGCAACGCATGGGCGGGCCAAAGATGGGCGGTGCCGCGTCATTCAGCCTCATGGGCGCTCTTGAAACCGGTGGGCAGTTCCAGGAGATACTTGAGAAAAACCCCAACCTTGACCGCGAGAAGGTCGCGCAAATTGCGACAGGTTACGGTATCGCCGCTGGTTTCATTGAACAGATGAACCTTGCTCCGCTCTTCAAGAAGTACCCGGGAGCATCAGAGGCGTTCGGTGACAAGGTGGCCCAGGAGTTTGCCTCAAAACCAAAGCTCTGGAGAATGATGAAAGATGGGTTCGAGCAGGGTAAACTTGAGTCCATCGAAGAGGTGACGCAGCAGTTACTTGGCAACGCGGGCAAGAAGTTCTTTGACGAGAACCAGGACATGACGGAAGGGCTGTTCGAGTCGGCCGTTATCGCGTTCGGACCTGGCGCTGGAATGGGGGCTTTGAATCAAGCCGCAACGCCAACGGCTCCGGCTGTTCCCGATCAAAACCAGGGTGCCGTTGAGCGTAACAAGGTCGCCGCCCAGATCGAACGCATGAACCTGCCGACCCGCGACCTGATTGCCATCCGGAATGGGGAGTGGGAAAAAGTACCCTATGCCCTCGACCTGTTGAAAGATTCCGGGCTCACACCTGCACACATCGACGGGATCCTCGATAACCGTGCGAACGAAATGTCGGCGGCCAGGTTCACCCTTGAGAGCGATATC